CGCTGCTCGTGCTGCGGATGTAAACAGCATGACCGTCTGGATTCTCAACGTTTACCAGTTTGAGATAAATCGTAGGCCGATCACCGGAGCTCTCAGCTATCAGCTTTCCACCAACCTGCGTGAGATTTACATCCAGCACCGCAGCATAAACCACATACGGCCCACCGAAGTGATCGACGTCGCCGGTCTGTGCTGCGACCCCATCGTAATACCACAGATGATATGATCCGACGCCTGGAAATGAACCGTCGCTCGTGTCAATGGCAATTTTATACGTGCCGGCCGTCTCTTCAGTAACCGACACGTAGTCCAATGCTGCCAACGCACCGAGAGCCACACCATCACGATACAATGTGGTGTACGTTGCAACATTTGCACCCTCGACACGCACATTATCCGCATCCCGCAACTGAATTAGCTCGTGGATTGTGTCTCCGAGTAGGTACATGCACTACTCCTTCGCTATAGGATTCGCCGCCTTAGCAGCAAAGAAGTCGGCCACATCGGTTTCCACGTTCTCGCCCATAGCCTTGCATCTTGCATCCAGCTTCGCCAGTTCACGCTTCTTCTCATCCATTTGTCCCCTCAATGCTTTCCTCTCGTTGAGAATTGCAAGCGAGGTTTCCAATTCAGTCAGGTCTATAGCCATTTGTTAGGCTCCTCTGAGGCTTAGCCTCTATCTATCAAGTTCCAGTTCAACCAGCATTGCCATTGTCCGATAGTTGCTTGCAGTGCCGTCGCTAAATGCTGCTCCGTGCCAATTTATCCGACAATGCAGGGCAAGGTTTTCGATAGCATAGTCGTCGTTGTGGTCAAACGTTGACTCGGCCCAACCTTGCGAAGTACCAAAGTCAGCAGGTTCCAGCACTACAGCGTTCGCTATCACAACAACCGTAGCTCCATCCTTAGACCTCGTAACAAGTTCGCATGAAGGTGCTCCATCAGTAAGCACCATTCCAAGGTTGCCAGCCATCACCACTCGCCTAATCCATACACGCCCTAGCATCGTCAGCCCGATTTGTGCAGCAGCAGTTGAACTCACCAAGGCATTTTCATACGTGTCGCAGTTTCCTCGTATCTCGTACGTAAGCCCACCCTGTGTACCACCTGCCCACGGAGCATCAAGCTCAATGTGAGTATTATCTGTCCACGACGCCACTCCATAATCAACGGCGTTTATCTTGATAATCGACTCACTGCCAACCCACGTAGGAAACGTCCCTCCCGAAAGCGTTACGGTTGCATCACTATTTGCAACAGCTACAGTGCCGGTCGAATACTTCGTCTGTGGTCTCACCAACCGAAACTCAGGTGCCCACACTCGTGGCTTTAATTTAATGTGATGGCTGGGTAGCAACATCGGTTAATCTCTACCTCAAACAGAAATCTTGGTGCCTTGACGCTCGACCATCGCATTCAAACCAAGGACACCGCTCTCAACACCGGCCTTCTCCGCTTCGCGCTTGACGTCAGCGATCAGAACGCTATTGGCGTCGCCGCGGGTGACGTTCGCGTGAATGGCCTTTGTCAGGACCGCGGCAATAGCGGTCCGCTTGCGGGCGATGATGAGGCCTGGCAACAGACCGAGGAGGGTGAGCAGGATCTTCTCACCTACATTGACTGCCGCCTGACCTGCTGTGCGTTCCGCTGCAAGAACTGCCTTCAATTCACTCACCGCCGCCTCACCAATATAAACACCAGCAGAACCATCCGGCTTCAAACCAGGCAAGATAATGGTTTTCGTCTCACCGTCTGCTGTGGTAATGCGCAGCTGGTGGGTGCCGCGGTCGACAACGATTTCTTGAACCCCGGTGAGGTCAGTGCCTCGCAGCTCCTCGACGAACTGAGCCGTCTCAGTCCCTTCAAAGAGGCCTGAACACCCCAGGCAGCAGAACATCAGCAACACCGAAATGAAAATTACGCTCTTTCTCATCGACTTTTCTCCTAAGGACGGATTATCTGTTCGATCTTCGCTAAGCGATCCAATATCGCTTTCTGCGTCCCTACAATATCGCGCTGGTTCAGCTCAAGAGCTTTCAGCACGTCCTGCATATCTGCCCTCAACTGGGCGACCCCATCCTGCGCGCCTTTGGCGACCTCGAGTGCCAGACATGCGGTCGAGTTTACTGCGCTGAAAGTGTAAACGGCGCTCCCAAACACGATAAGCGCTGTCAGCAGAAACGTCAGCCATCTCGGGTTCAAGGGGTCGTCCTCCACTCGGTATTCCTCACAGACTGGACAAGGATCTCAGGGCGCCAGCCCAAAGACACCAGAGCTTTGCACGCTGAGTCTCTGCGCTCGCGGTGATCTGGCCTGTTCTGGTTGCCATTGTCGGTCTTGACAGCCTTGAAATCCGTGTGGTTGATATCGACAATCCAAGACGGCGCTGCCGTGGCGAGTTGCACGGAGGCGTTCAGAACAATATCGTCTTCTTCGCGGGTCTTCTGGTCGAGGGTTAGCGAGAAAGCGTGATGTAGCAGCGGCTGTCGGACCGCATGGAGCAGCCCTTTGACCATCCCTACAGGTCGCTCTTCGTGGAAATAATCCTGCGGGTCATCCCAATAAGGTCCGGACAGGGTGTGGTTGATTAATCTGCCGATAGCGCCGACAACGGAGAGTGGATGCCTTATCAGCCCACCAAGCAGCTTGGCGCAGACGCCAGGGTGGAGGAAATGGATATCGTCATCCACGAAAACGACAGCATCCACAGACAGTAAGAGCGCGGCGGCGTGTCGGGCCTGACAGCCGTAATTGGTATCCGCCCAGATGTTCTTCACGCCGACAATGGATTCGCTGCAGGGTGCGTTATGCCAAACTACCACCTCAGCTGGTGCGGGCTCCTGCTGGAGCACACGAGCGACCGTCTGATGTAGCAGTAACGGTCTCTTGTAGCCTAAGATGACAACAGCATATCGCATAAGACCTCGGTCCTCTCCACCGAAACTTGCTCGCTGAGGTGGACATCCTCTCGGCGATCTTTCATCAGGCCGTTCTGGAGCATGAATTCCAGCATCAAGACGGCCTGACGATGGTATTGCGTGACAATACGACCATTGTCTTCTGTGGTGATGTCGCCTAGGTGTCTGACCCGAGGGTGCATGAGGAAACCAGTTGAGAAACCTGAGCAGTGCGCTCGGATCGAGTAGTCAGCATCAACACCGCGGATCATCTTCTCGTCGTGGTAGCCGATACGTTGCCAGACGTGCCGTTTGATGAAAACTGCCATCCCTACGACATAAGGAACGCCTGCGATCTCGTAAGGACGCATCTCACGGTCGGTATGCCAACCGGCTGCCAGATCCAGACCGGATTCATAACAGTGCATCACCATATCGTTCACGACCAGCACGTCGTCTTGGAGCTCCAGAACTGCTGTCGCCTGGAGCTCCTCGAAGGCAACCTTCATCACCGCATTATAAGCGGGTGCGATCGGAAGCATCACCCCGGTTTCGAGGATGATTGCGGGGCAGCCGGCCTGAGCTGCGAGCGCGCGTAGCTGTCGAGTAATCGTCTCTCCACCTCCGTTATTCAGCCAAACACGAGTGCATCCACCTCTTAGTGCAAGGTGATTGCTGACCACGGCCTCAAGAGGCCTCTTCCTGGGTGAAAAGACGGTCGTTACGACTTCCATCAGCTACCGGATGCGCTATAGAGACCCTTGATCAGAGCCTTCGGCCTTGTGCATACGCAGAGAGGGTTCTGCTGCGTGTGGAGCGTGACACCACGATCCAGACTCATCATCTCCTTCTTCGCGTAGATCGGCAGGCCGACCGTGTTGACGGTCTCCATAAAGTCCGCCGGCGCGAAGTAGGTCAGATACATATTCGGAACGCCGACCGGGAAGAACCGAGCCTGCGCGGCGGGGAAGAAGTCGACCCCGCTGACGGTGCCAGGATACTCTTCGAAGACGATGCCGGCGAACTCGAATCCCTTCCGGGGATCGTTCCGGAGGAACTGGCCCTCCTGGAAGCGATCGTATGCTTCCTTGACGCTGGTGTGGCCTATGAAGGCGTCAAACCAGGTCTTGCCGACGAAGGCGTGGATGTGATCGTAGGGTGCAGCACCCAGGGCGGTTTCGACTGCACGTTTCACCGCCAGGCACTTGAGGCGGCAGTCCGTGGTGGAATCACCGAGATCGAAGTCGACCTCCTGCTCCGACACCCCGAATTCGGTGAAGAGGTTGAAGAGGAGCGTGACGCCATCTGCGTCGTAGATCTTCCCCTGAAGCGCACCGATGCGGTGATACTCGAGGGTGACCTCATGGCTCTGCCTCATAACCTCAAGGCGGTCATTGACAACCTGACTGACGCTCTGGAGCTGATTCTCCGTGCCGAAAGCGCGGATGTTCTGCACCTGCTCAGCCAGAATGGCATCTTCCAGCGGGATGTGGGGGATGGCGAATGATCTCACCGTCCTCTTTTCACCCTGCCCGACATTCGACGGCCCCCCGCGGTGCTTGGTCGAGAGGAGCGCCAGCTTATCGGCGTTCTCTTCGATGAGCACGGTGAGGGTGGTAACGCCGCGGGTCCCGAAGAGCCCCATCGACCCGATCCTGCTCGGCTTGAACGGGAGCTTGTTGATCGCATCCGTCAGGCTCTGCAGACTGAAGATATCGCTGTCGAAAACATTGTTGACGGCCATCTTGCTATGACTCCTATCGAATGAACCAGTTGAAACCGGTAGAAATGCTCCTTATCAGAGCGTGGTGTAGGTCGGGCCCGTGCGGACCAGGATACCCAACGCCTTCAGCGCTGCGATCGCGGCAGTCTTCCCTGCAGCGTCCAGGGCACCCCAGTCGATCGCGTCGTAAGCGACAATACCGTGCCGGACCATCCCGACTGCGATGCCATCAGCACCGGACGGCGCTGCGGCTTCGAGGGCGACAGCGGCTGCGCTGGCACCTGTGGTGCAGACTACGTAATTACTCCCACTTGCTTCCAAGAGGGCTCCGACTACAATAGTCTGACCGTCTGTGATCGTGAGGTTCTCGCGGCTGAACCTCAGATCGCCTTCCATCTTGACGAGATCATTGAGATCTGTCAGCTGAGTCGAGCTGCTCATTTGTCTGAATCTCCTGACTGCTTGAAATGGCTACCGGTTTACCTTGGTTCTGTTGACGTTCAGTGCTTGGCTGCGGCTGCTCTGCGTTCGGCGTCGGCGACCAGCGGGCTTACAGCCGGTGCGCCGGGGTGGTTGAGGCTGAGCGTCTGCGGTCCGCTGACGGGCTGCAGGTCGACCGCTTTGTTCTCCCTGAGGATCTCCACCAGCTTGTCAAACGAGTTGTCGCCCCGCGAAAGGGCCAGGTGGAGCGCTTTACTGTCCGCTCCGATCAGGTAGTCCTGGAGCTTATCGCGGACCGCCGGGGTGATATTGCCGGCTTCAACCAGCGTGTTCAGCTTCAGCGTCCGGTTCTCGGCTGCCATGCTGAGCAGGACCGGGTCGACCTCTTTGATGCCGCCCTTCTCCTTCAGCTGCGCTTCCAGCACCGCGACCTTGTCCTGAAGCTCCTTGACCTGCTTGCCATGATCCTCACCGAGCTTCGTTACGTGACTGAGGATGACCTCCTCCGCCTTGTCCTCAGCGGGGGCCTCTTCGATGCCGAGAGCCTTCGCGATCTTCGTCCAATCCATCTTTTTATTCTCCTTGAGCGACGCTGCAATGGCCTTGAATTCGCCAAGGCCGGGGATTACTGGGTCGGTGCAAAGCGCCACATGCGTGATGGGGCGCTTGTAGGTGTTGCCGTGGCCGTCAATCAGCACCGGCGGCACGTAGATGCTGACGTCAGACCTGCCTGCCAGGGCTATTCCGTCTTCGCCCACCAGGTCAATCACGCCCACGAGCGTATCGCCGTCGACAAAGACGTCCTCCAGCCAGCCGCGGTTGTCTTCTGGTGAGATCGATTCAGGGTTCTTGGTGTGGGTGTGGGGAACAGGGACGCGGATACCGTTGGCCTTCATCTGACTGAAGGTCTGCGCCCAGTGGTGAAGTGAATCGCTGTTGACAGCGAATGACATCCCGTCGCTGGCTTTGACGAAAGAGCCGACCTTGATGAGGTCTTTGCGGAACCGCTGATGCTGCACCCCATCGGTGTCATTCGGTGCCGCCAGCGCCAGCGCAGGTGCGCCTGGGTAGATGTAAAGGACTTCCGTGATCGGGTGTGCCATCGCTTGGTTCTCCAGGGTTATGACCTTACGGGGATAGTATAAGACCATAACCCGGAGAAGTCAAGCAGAAATCTATTCGACGTCTTCGTCTTCTGTATCTGCCGCTTGCTCGAGCATCTGCTGTTGGATTTCAGAAGCCAGCTTCTGCGCTTCCGCCTCGGCTTGCTGCTGCTTGCGGAGCCGTTCGGTGTCCTCTACGTATTGGAGACCATGGTCTCCTGGGTAGGGGTAGGGGTCGCGGTGGAGGTCGTTGCCTATGTAGATCTGCAAGGGGATTCCGTCAGGGAATGCCTCGCACTTTGTTGGGTCAGACCTGAACTGCCGTAAGCAAGTCATGCATGGTGAAAGCTGCTTCGCAGTCAGCGTGGGTAGCGGATCGTTCAGCGCGGTGATCTTCTCTTTGGTGGCCATATAGGGCTTCCTTTCTTCGTTAATCTGTATCGTCCAGGATTTCGACCTGGATGACTTTCCGCTCAATCCCTGCTTTGTAACGGTCTTTCACGTTATTGTATGTTTCCAGCACCCTGACCTTCGTGCCGTGCGGCAGGAGGTATTCGTTTTCGCTTTCGTTCATACCGGCGATAAGGCGTTGGCCTTTCTTCACTTTGAACTCGATCGCACAGACGCCCCTATCAAAGTCTATCAAAGGAATCTCTGCTGTAGAACCGAAGCCTTGGAATTGATAGACACCGCCCTTCTCCCAACCTGGCGGGATTACCCTTTGGAAGCGAACCAAGATCTTGTCTTCTTCCAAGCGTGCGGATCTGCTCATTGCACGGTCAACTCTTTTAAGCGCCTCCAGCTGACTACCCGATACAGAAACACCGTTGCGGGTGAAGTCCGCCAGCTTCAACTCTTTAACAGTCCGCGTTCTGCCTTCTGCAGCGGCAAGCTTGCGCAGCTTATCGTTCATTTCCATGTAACCACTACAGGTGTAATGTTTAACAGCCCGCTTCCCAGTTTCAGGCAAGCTGTGCCACCTTGCCTCATACGTTCGATAATGGTGCCTGGCTTTATCTCTAGCAGCTTCCCAAGCTGCAAAGCTCGCGGGTGTGGGGCTGCTACTCTTTTTGAACTTTAGCACTGCATCATCAAACTCGGGAAGCAGCGTCTTGCCAGCCACCACCTCTGCAGCAGCACGCCGGGACGTTACACTGGACGCGGAGCTAACAGTCTGGGCAAGCTTCACCTTAAGCGCTTCGCGCTGGGCCAAGATGTCGTTATAGCGCGCGCTCAAGGTCGCTTTCAGCTTCATCCGCGAGCCTGCAGTCATCCCAGACTTATCGATAATCCCGTTGACAACCCCCAAACCACCCTGGGCCTTTACACGAGCCTCGAAGTCGTCGATCAACGTGACCAGCTTCTTATCATTGATGCCAGCGAAGACCTTAGCAGCGGTCTTATTCATACTGGCGCTTCTGAGTGTCTGGAGCTCACCGACAGTATTGCCGAACAAGTTCCCTTTCACGGCCCCTTGGGCTCGGTAGAGGAGCGCGCCACCGCTATCAAGACGGATGATCTTACCTGCTGCGTTGATACCGATATTGTCGTAGTCAAGACCGACGACATCCCAGTTCGCCATCCAGGCATCAAACACAAAGCCCTCTTCGGCTTTCTTGTAAGCAGCCGCGGTTACGTTGGAGAACTGCGCCTTCTTGTTGAACAGCGCCAACCTGCCATCCACAACACCAAGGCGAGATTCAATGGGCAGGCCGATCTGACTGCCGCCCAACTTCCGATACAACTCATTCGCCAGCCACTCATTCTGCAGCCGCTCGTCGGAAAGGCCGATCTTCATCACGAACTGGACGCCCGTCTGCGGGCCAGAAGTGATAGTGACCATCTTCGCACCGGTCGTGCCACCGATATGCGCGTCCTCCACACGGAAGGTCACACCGTCCAACCTCTCAAGGTCGGGCACCACCTCGGGTGCAATCTCCTTTGCTGGCGCCGCTGCAGGTGTCGCTGCTTTGGCACCTGGCTGCGTGGTAACCTCGATATGCCACTTGCCGTCGATCTTCTGTCCCTTCAGCTTGCCAGCTTTCATCTGGTCGTAGGCTTTATCATATTTGATGCCCATCTTCGCTGCTGCGTCTTTGATCGGCAGCCATTCGACCACCGGCTTCGGTTTGTCAAAGGCGATATGCCACTTGCCGCCCACCTTCACGCCTTTGAGCTTGCCGGTCTTCATCATATCGTAGGCTTTATCATATTTCAGACCGAGCTTGCTGGCGGCGGTGGAGATAGCCAGCGTATCATGCAGACCTGGGTCATACGCAACAGTAGCGGGCACCAGGTCTGATATGGCAGGTGGTGTCGGCGCAGACGATGCTGGCGCTGCGGGCGGTGTTGGTTTCGCTTGTGGGGGTGGTGCGGCTATCACAAGCGGGCTGGGCGTAGGGGTCTTGGTCACCGTCAAGTCGACCACCTGCCACTCCTTGCCGTCAATCATCTCAGTGCTTATCTTGGTGACCTGCATCTGTGCTTCGCGCGGCAGGACAAAAACACCTGGATTGGCTGTCTTGGCGAGCGCACCGAGGTGCGCGCCATTCATCCCTTCTGGAACTTTGATCCGCCACAGAACAGCATTGGGAGACTTGTGGGTCGTGAGATAAGCTTCGTAGGTAGTCGCGGAGAAGTGGGCGCTTTGAGACACCAGCTGCCCGACTTGCAGGTTGGTAAAGGCTTTATCGCCAAACTGCCGTGCGTAGAGCAGTCTGGTCTTTTCCAGGGTGTTCTGTGCGGCCTTGTCTAGTGCCTGCAGGGCGGGGGCCGCGTTTGACCCATTGTAGTAATTCGCCAGCTGCTTGAGCTCTTCAGCTGACCAATGGTCAGCCCAGGTGTGGCCGAGCATGTCGTCTGTAGCGAGCTGTTGAGGTGTGGTCACTATGAAGGGGACATCTGCTTCGCTGACGACCTGCTGGAACACGCGGCCTGGATTGTAGTCGAAGCCTGGGTCAGGCAACGGCAGCGCCATCAAATCGGGGGGCTCGTAGCCTTCTGGCTCATGGTCCAGTGCAATGACATCGCAGCGGCAAGCCCACCCGTTCGGCGGCCAATAGTTTTCGAGGGTCGGCGAATCCCGCTTCATCAGCAGACCATCAAGAGCGGCGTGGTTCGGTCTGACGCGGTCATCGCCTACTGTGACGTATTTATAACCCCAGATCAAGTCCTTGAATGCTTCGTGCTGGTCTGCTTGCCAGATGCCTGCGCTGTAGGCCAGCTGAACTTGAGTGCGAGTGATTGCCTCCAGCTGGAATGAGTTCACCGGCGTGATGCCAGACGCCTCGAATGCCTGGCCCAACCGCTTGACACCGTCCTGGACGTGCATCCCTTGCGCGACGATGTCATCGACTGCCTTGCGCAGGTCAGCTTCGACGCCTGCTCCCATCTTATGCCATACCAGAACAGACTTGGCGTGCATCTCTCCAGCCAGCTCCTGGAGGCGTTCTGTCGGAATGGCGGCTATCCGCTGGTGGGTCTTCAGGGCTGTGTCGAATGGTGCCATCTGTTTTGGCGATGACGCCAGCTGCAACGTAGCTTGAGCCATCCGTTCGCCATATGCCACGACGAAGGCGGCGAGCGCGGCTTGCGTCACGTGGTTGCGGCCTTGGCCCAGTATTGATATGGCATCCTGGATGAACGTCGCGCTGCCCCGCTTAAACCCAGCTATCGCAGCACGCTGGCAGCGCCAGCCCACCTTACGGACTGCTTCCAGCGCCTTCCGTTCGTAGCGGGCCACTTTGCGCTGCCTGAGCTCAACCTGCGTCCGCTCTAGATCAGTGACTTTTGACATCAGCTACCCGTAAGCTTCTTGAGAATGTTGCGGCTCATCTCGGCGACCTTGCCGGGCTCCATACCCGGCTCCGGCTTTTCGTGCTCCAGCGCTTCGTATTCCTGCTGCGGCACCTCCAGCTTGTCTTTCAAGGACACCGTATCGATCGTCCCATACTCCTCAAGGAACCCGCTGGGATTCTCGAGCAGCTTCTGGTAGATCTGGCGGAGGTAGGCCAGCGACCGATCTTCAAGCGGCGCCGCCTGCAGCCATACCTGGCTCCTCATCTTCAAGCCGAAGTTCAGCTCCAGGATCTGATCGACGCAGTGCCAGTTGATGTGGCGGGTGATGTGGCGGTCGATCAGCTCCATATTCGTAAGCGCCAGGTTGGCGTGGACGCCCGCCTCCGCCTTGGTGCCAAATTCGCCCTCCAGGACCGCACGCTCCGGTAGCAAAAGCGCACGAATCTTCTGGACATCGAGATATCGCAACCGGTCGATGAAGGTGGGTTGGCGTCCACCTCGATCTTCCAATATCTCGATCTTCCACTGGAGGGCTTCTTGATTCATCTGGTCCACGAACTCCGCTACCGTCTGCGGAACAGATATCGAGCCGCTGGACTCGAGCGTCTGCAGGACAGCCTTGGCAATCTCTGCGTTGCTCGTCTCAGCGCTGTTGTAGAGGCTGGTGCCAACCGGGTAGTAGACCACGAAGTGTGAGCCGGCGATCTTCTTATCATATCTCGCTGCGCCTGCATTCGCCTCGACCCATTCGTTGTAGGATACTCGAGCGTGCTCAAGGAGGCTCTGGCCGTGCCATTGCGTCCCTTCGACCCTGAATGGCACCAAGAGCACCTTATTGAGGGGCAGGTAGACCTCTGTCCCGTCCGTGCTGGTCTGCTTGAAACCAACGAACTCGCCTGTCGTGGCCAGCACCTGGATCTCTGTCAGGTCGTGGAGCAGCGGTTTCAGCTTGCTCAGCACAATACGAAGCTGCCCGCTCTCGTCGAACTTCAGCTTGAAGATCTTCTCGTAGCCTTGCCAGCCGAAGTCAATCCCACCGAAGAGCGCCGTTTCCATGATCATCTCGCGCAGCGGCACAAAGATCTCGTCGATGAGCGCCACTGCATCCTCTGGCGCGTCCTCGGCAGCCTCCACAGACCAGGCACCAGCCATAATCGGCGCTGCTGTCAAGGCGCGGCCGAGTGCTATGGTGGGGTCTTGGCGGATGGTTCGATATGTCGCGTAGGACTTCGGCAGCGGATCGATCAGCGTGCCGCTGGTGCAGTAGGACGTCACCTGGGGCTTCGTCAGCTCCTGCGTGTCAATAGGCGGGCCAGCGATGGCCTTGTTGGGGTCTATGCGGAGTCTTTCAGGGCTCATGTCGTGGTCACCTCTAACCGACTGGTAGCAATTCTGACGCGGATGGGATAGAGCAGTGAGATGATGTAGCCGAGCGCGTCAGTAATATGGCCAACATCACCTGAGTCATCTGGATCGCGTGATCCAGGCTTGTAGCCTCGCATCTGTAGGTCGTCCTTCAGGTGCTTACACCGTGGGTCGATGAATAAGCGGCAGTCGCCTGCGGCGTTTCTGAACATAGCGTTGCACGCCGCGAAACGGTCCTGCACGGCAGGGTTCTTCTCAGGGTAATGAATGGACCGCCCCAGCCGTTTGAACCGTTCATCGTTAGCGATAATCAGGTAGTCGGTTTCTACAGCCGATGTCTTACGTGCGCGGCCTGTAGCATCACCGTAGAACTCAAAGCCGGCCTGGTGATCTTGATACCTCTGGTATAGAACGTCCAATGCCGCCATTGTATTGGTGTTCCGCATCCATAGCTCGTCAAACACCTCGAATCGATCGAGCCAGCGGTGTCCTATGACCCACGCCATGGGGTCAACGTTGAAGTCGGAGCCGACCACGATTGCTTTGTCTGGTCTGTAAGTGACCGGCCTGACGTTATATTCTTCTGTGTAGGCAAAGAAGATCTGGCCCCCTGCCGTCTCGAACTTCGCCTCGAATTGCTCCCTGAAGTCCTTTATATCCATGTGCTGCTTAGCATGATCGAGGGCAGCTTGGGGCACAATACCTTCGCTAGGCCAGGTGAAGCCTGCAGCGTTCTCCAGCTCCCCTGCTGCAGCACGTTGGAAGAACTCTCGGTATTCAGCGACACCGATACCATGGCGCTTCGGCACACCGATCCTCCAACACCACGCATCCCGCCAAGAGAGGGCTGGCAGCACGTTGCGATCGAACGTGCCTGGCTTAATGTCACATGATTCATCTATGACGCAACCATCCCACTGAACCCCTTCTACGCGGGCGGGCTTATCCAAGCCGACGACCCACAGCTCAGAACCGAACACGGTTCTGATGACCAACTCAGAGTGGCTCGGACTGCCGGCGATCCAGTTTTCAGGGATGAGACGAAGTAGATGATCCCAGGCAATGCGTTTCGCCTGCTCGTAGGTGGGTGCACCGTAGAAATATCTGGGGTCTTCCCAAGCCTTCTGGACCGGCAGGAACCTGACAAGGCGGCGCTTTGCCAACTCGGTCTTACCGGATCCGCGTCCAGCCGGCACTGCTACGAACCTCTTCTTGCACGTCCATAGCTGAGACTGGATAGGATGGAACCGCAACGGGGTCCAGGCTGAGGTTGGACCGATCTGCTCAGGCGGTGCTTCTTGCTGCAATAACTCGGTCATCTGTCGGCTGACCACTCCGGTTATGGCAGTATGGACATTCGAGATCGATCGGCTCCCCTAAACAGATCGCCAACCATTTGAACCCGCATATCCAACACCGCGCCACAACCAAAATCACCATTAGTTGTCTTCCAGATCGAGGTCAGCGAAGTCAAGAGGGGTCAGCCGCCGCCTGTGGCGGATGGCAGCAGGGGGGCGTCCGAGCGTCACCGCGTCCATCATCAGGACGATCTGATCGGGCGTAGACGCTACCTGCTGGTTCACGTTCAGATCGATGGTCGTGTTCTTTGGCAGCAGCGGCATTACGATCTGCGTGAAGAACCTGAGCGCATCTACCTTGATCGCCTCTTCGAACTTGTCCCGCAACCGCTTTCGGTTGTTGGCATCACTCAAGACCTCATCCAGCACGAAGAGGGCTCTGGTCCGGCCATTGACGGAGCCCCTCGGTCTGCCAGCTGGATTACCGCTTTCACCTTTTTCCCACGCCATCTTTTCATCTCCCGTGAATTCTGCTCTCATCTGCTTCGGACCTTTACATGGTAAGTATAAGGTCATCACCCGGAGAAGTCAAGCAGAATTCTATATGTCGGTCTGCTCAAGAGGTTACGTGCTCTCACCATCCCTGCATAGATACCACGCATTCATCCACTGCACCTTGGCGAATCCTGGGTGCCACGGATCAATGTATTCAGACCAGTGGGCACCTAGGATTGAATCGGTGATCTCAAACCTGCTTACGCCTACTGGGTAACCGCCGGGGGTCAGGTTCTCGTAGAAGCACGTCATCTCCATGACCCGTAAGCCCAAGTCCTTTTCGCGTATCATATCTGCTTCTGCAGCCGTGGGCGGGTTGAGACCGAATCTCTTCCAGATCTCCGCCATCCACATCGCTTGCCACGCTCTGTAGTCGATGGTTATCACTCGGCTGACCTGCAGTCTGAAGTAATCCTTCATCGGTGATATGATATCACCTGTGTAGACCTCATGCGCGTCGTGGAGCAAACCATGCACCCGCAGATGAGGTGGCAAGGCTGCCGCTACATAAACGCTATGCTGGGCTACGCTATAGAACGCACCTGAGTGGCCGTTATACCGAGCCTTGTTCGCCAGCCCGTTTGCTATATCCTCCAGCTTGATTTCCTCCGCTCTGGGGATGAGCAGGTGAACCTTCGGGCACTTCTGCGTCTGCAACCAAGGTTGCTCTGATTTCATCTCTGGAATCCTTTCTGATGCAGTGCTTGCACCTTTCGTCCGAGTGTGGTCTCAAGCGATGGTTTCACTTTCGCTTCGTAGAATACCTGCCCCTTTTCGGTCAGCTTGTAGATCATCATATTCCGCTGGCCTTGGTCGGCGCTGACGACCTCTGCCTCCTTGATCAGACCCATATTGTCCAAGAACGCCAAGTCGTCGTAAGCCTGCGGCACGAACTCACCGAACCTACCCTGCTCAACCAGGTGACCTTTCTTACGCATCTTCAGCACGGCAGCCAGCAGCTTCATCAGCCGAGTGCGGCCGTGGACCTTATTGTCAGGTGCTCTGGCGAGCAGCAGGATGATCTCATCATGCACGTGCTCCATTGCTACTCCTCAAACAGGTTGAGCACCTCTGGCTCCAAGCCCGCCTCTGTCCTGAAGCACTTCATCACTTCGATCGCCTCATCTCGCGTTACTGGTCGCCTCTTGATCAGTTCGTCCGTCCCTTTCCGCCACGCTTCGTAAGCCCGATCACTGCAGCAGATGAGAAGATTCAGCGCACCGAACCGCAAGCAGATATGCTCACTACCAACATAGCCCTCCTCGGTAGGCTGAATATCAGCTGCGCTGCGCAGCAGGTCTGCCAAACCCGGCTGGTCCATCAAACACTTGTCGTCTGCCCGTATCACCAGATCATAATCTGACTGAGCATGCGGGACCCCATACACCCTCGAACCTGTAAGAAATGCGTTCATCTTTGCTCCTTAGTCTTTGCTCCGCTGATCGCGCAGTGCTTTCCATTCGTTATACGTCTTGTCCCACGCCGCAGACGCTTCTTTCTCTTTGGCAGCTCTCGCTGCCCTGCTAGCAGCCCGCTCTGGTTCACCAGCCTCCCATTCTTTTGCACGGGCAGCCCGCCAAGCCTCGGCCTTAGCTGCCCACTCTGCCCTTATGCGGTCAGGTGCCACCTCTTCTGCTTTGTCATCCCACCACGCCTCTATCTGCGCGGACTGCCAAGCCCGTGCTCGGTTAGCCCACCACAGGTCAGCTGCATACCACAGCCCCACCAGCAGCAGTAGAACGACCAACACAATACCCACCGCACGCCGGTAAGCACGCATATTCACCTGCCTTTCTTTAGTCCCTGCCGGTCTTCTCTTTGAAGCGGCGCAGCAGGTTACCTTGGACCGCTGCACGGCTCCTGATCATACGAGTGAGCCGCTGGCGCTCACGACAGTTTTCGCACCACTTATCTGGCCAGCTTCGAATGAGGAAATACTCAAAGCACGCGGCGCCGCCGTTCAGATAGCGATGCGTGCAGTAGAGTCCCTTCCGCAAATTCTTGAGTCTGCGAACATCGAGCATCGCGTGGGCGTGGAGAAATGCGACCTCCGCGGCTGTAACGGGATCGTCTGCAGTTACGCAGACACCGGTATAATGTCTGGCTACCAGCAGCACGTCTTCAACAGCCTCAGGGCGAACTATACGCAGCTTGGCGGCCAGCTGCTCGGTGATTGCCAGCAAAAACTCATGTGACAACCTCCAGCCTTGCTCGGCCTCTTCAGGTGTCGCTAACGGTATCCTTTTCACTCATGTTCTCCTTTCCCGAGCCTCCACAATCCGGGCATATTCGAGGCGGAAACATTATCACACCGAGAGCACTCTGCAAGGGGATCTTCATTGCCTCGGAGCCTGGTATCTCATCTTTTCCGTGGCCCCATATCTTGCCACATCCATCGCATCGAACGCATTTCTGTTCAGGCATCACTCTTGCCTCCTGCTCTGATTCATTCCCACGGCTCATAGTGCCTCCACCCTTTAGTCGGAAACTGTGCTAATGTCGGGTCAACGATTTGACCGGCTGGCGTTACCAGCCACCAGTGGGGGTGTCCGACCCAACACATATCATAATAATGACCACGAACTCGTTTCAATTCAGGAAATATCTTTACCATCTGCTCGGTAAGCTCGGCAGATGGGGCAAAGCCATCCTTCTCCACGTGTTCGTGTATCCATTCGGTGTAGGTCACGATTCACCGCCTTTCTCCGACTGCCCAGTTATCGGGCCTCCCGGCAGCACCACTGGCTTATGCCATTCCCACGGGCCACCACGCCCATAAGCTACCGCAACACGCTCGCCCACCTCAGTCTGGACGATCTTCGCATACCGCCCGTTCTGATAACCAAGCGACTCGACGACTTTGTAGCGCTTACCGTCGATCGTTATCATCTCATCAGCACCTGCACGTCGTCTGGCACCGTCAACACGAGCAGCGGGCTGTAGGGCACGTGGCTCATCATCATCTCAATGGGCCAGTTGGGGACTGCAGCGTCTTCGTTGAGTTGCTGGATGCCAATACACCACAGACCCTCATCCTCGACCTTACCATACAGGCCGACCACCAGCAGTCCGGCGCCATCCGCTATCACCTCATAGACACCGGGTTTTTGATAGCAGCCGATCTCCTCCTCGAACCCGTAGTCACTCTCGACCTCGAACAGGTCATCACTCAGACCGTAGAACTTCAGCTTCTTCACCGACCTTCTCCTTTCTTGCTATAACACTCGAGCAGCCAGCTCACCAGCCCGAGCAGCAGAAATGCCCACCACCCTACAAAGCACATAAACGCTATTGCTGAGATCATTCTGACTCCAGTTGCTCAACCACCTCGGCGAGCTTGTTCTTGCCGTCGATTTCGATCTCAACGGCCGCATCCCATTGATCAGCATCAAGGTATTCGTCGACGTATTTTCGGATCAGATCCGCCAGCGTTCTTGGATCAAGCGCATCCAGTTCCCAGCTGCTGGAGCCATACTCCGCGATATACCCACGTGCCCTGGCGTCTGTGAGCTTTGCTGGGTTCGGCGGTGGGTTATATTCCTCCACTTGATCCATTGTCAGCGCAATACGAATGACGTCCAAGCGCCCCGGATACGAGAACAGCCGGAGTCGCTCCTCAATGTCGCGTGTCATATCGACGCCGGACGGATCGTGGTCACCGAGGTGGAGGATGATTGTGCGCTGGTTCCGGCTCTTGATCCTCTGCGCCGCCCGCCACATCTCGCTGTCGCTGGTGTAACCCCGGCAAGAGAAGTGCGGCAGATACCACTTGTCGCAGACGCCTTCGATCACACCGATCAGCGCGTCCTTTTCAATCCAGACCTCCATCCGGTAGGGCTGCATAGCCCAGCGATCAATTCTGAATTGCTGCGCGCATGCGTTTACGATTGACGCTGGGCTGTCCCAGTGCGGGGCATCCCTGAGGAACCGCGTCCGGTCTTCGATAGTATACCAGTCAACAAGACCGGCACGGCGCGCCTTGCTGATTACCTGGCCGAGCATATTGTAGCTCCGCTCGTTGTTTGGCAGGTAGTCACGCGCGACGAACTGGTAGTAGAGCTGGCGCAAGGTGAGCGAAAACCCCGCCTCGGCGTATTCAGAGATGATCTGGTTGGCGACTTCAACAGTCTCGAGAGCAGCAGCCCTCGGGTTCCAGTCTTCGTAGCAGATACACGGCATTTGACTGCTCCTACAGTAAGCCTCCGTTGCACGAAACTATATCACGCACCTTGATCACCTCTCACGCACCATACATCCCGGGGAAGTCGGTGTTATCCAGGTCCATCACGGCATTATCCAACACCTCCAGCAGATCGTCTGCCAGCGTGATTGCTCGCGCTTCTGCCGGGGCAGCGGAGGCTTTGACCTGTGCAAGGTATTCATTTGCAGCAAGCTCGCACGCGACCAGACCAGCCATCACGTCATCGATCCGGTCGCGCCGGCTGGTATAATCAAGGATGGTCGGCGGGTTGTAAACCGGCAGCTCGCAAAGCAGTTCAGGTATTTCGTCAGGCTGCTGGTCCACTACACCCGCGAGCGTATAGATGGTCTCCTGCAGCCGCATACCCGTGTCATCATCGCGCAGCGCGTCAGGGAGCGCCTCCAGCCATTCCTCCAACTCACCCTGAACCTCTTCGATCTCTGCGAAGGCATATTCAACCACCTCCGCGAACGAGTGCGTGAAACGCGCACGCTCCGCCACCTGATAAACCTCCAGCTCAGGCAAGGGCTGGATGATGCGGAACTTGCGCTTCTCGCGCTTCTGCCGAGGCTGGCAGTCCAGATAGTCAGCCAGCACGATGAACACCCGCGGCCCGTAGACCTTCTTCAACTTCATACCAGTAACGATCTCGCCAACGTTCGCAAACATCAGATCTTCTCCTTCGTATAAACCAAAATCGGTGCCATCCGGCCTGCGAGACTGCGATTGTGCGACGTTGCACTGATCGCACCCGGGCCAGATATGTGAACCGAAACCTTGTAGGTATGCGGGACCAGCAGCGGAATAATCTGGTCCCGGTAGCGTTCCCAATACCGACGCGCTGCGTCAGCGCGGCTGCTGGCGAGCAGCACGACCGCAAACCGCGCGTTATCGCCAGGGCTTGCAGCCGGCTGCCCGAGGTATAAACGGTCAATGTAGCACCGATACCTATGCACCAGCGTTCTCCTTGACGTCGCCACCAAGGCAGGTCAGCTCCTTGCCGTCAGCATTGATGACCCGGTCACCGCTGCGGTAAGCCGGTTCGGTCGCCACCAGCATTGACTTCTCGTTGCGCGCCTCAACGTCAGGCCGGCAAGGGCCGCTGACGAACTTATCGTCGGTGTAGCCCTCCATATCGATCGCGTAGAAGGAGCAGATCTCCGCGTCAGCAGCGACCAGATCTTTATAGAAGGCCTCGATCCACTCCCACCTGACTGCCTCCGCCCCGCCGATCTCGAATTGAAGGTAGCAGTAGCAGCCGCCCTTCTTCAGCTGAAACACCTTCTCCGTGCCATCCATCGCCAACCAGAACCCCCAGCTCGGAAAGCTCATCTTGCCGAACTGCTCAAGGACGCGCCGCCCTGCCTCGGTCCTGCCTAGATCGAACGGAACGAACCCCTGCACTCTCAAGTCTTTTAGATTCGCCATCTTGTCTCCTTTACTGTAAGGACGCCTTCAGTCAGTGTCTTTGACGCGGACAGTGTCGTCTATGATACCCCCGATGAAATTCAAAGTTCGTTGGTGTTGTGCGAAGTTGAACGGGCGGCGATTGAACCTTTGCGTCAGGATTCTGCGACACTTGGCGCAGTGGCCGTCGGTCCCATCAGCCCACTCCTGCTTGCAACGGGTGCACATTTCCATCTTTCGGTCTCCTTTCTGTTCGGTGCAGGTAGGACCTTCCTACCCGACTATTACAATTATACGATACTTATCACCAAAAGTCAAGTAAAAACTGCGAAATTCGTGGAAATAAATTGTAAAAGATTGTAACGGCCCTAATCTGCTTGCGCATCGGCAGGATCTTCATCAGAGACGATGTTATGAAAATATAGCATTCCATTGCCCGACCTCTGTTTGCACTCTGGACAGATACGATTCCACGGCCCTTCGGACATAAACATCTGGCCGCAGCCACCCAGACACCGACGCTTCTTTCGCTGCTTGCTCTTGGCCTTACGGCTCCAAGTTCGCTTGTCCTTTGCCTTGTATCTGCGGTCGCGCTCCAGCCAGCATTCACGATTGTCATCTTGATGGCAGTAAGAGAAGCCCTTGCGAAGTCCCGGCCTCCCACAGTTCTTACAACGACGCTCCATTGTCATCTCTCAGAAAAGGGGGAGCGCCCAGGTGGGTCGGGGCAGAACCCTGCAGTCAGAAAGGATAAAGAACTGCCCTGGGCGCTTGGGGATCAAACTATATGCGAACCTGACTGGTCTTTAACGACTGTCACCGTCCGATCGAAGTCATGCGCCAGTGAACGATGGTCAACCAACCAGACCTCACGCTTCTCTGTATCAGCACGTGAACGGAGTAGTTCAAGGAGGTCTCGGATACCCTCCTCAGACATATGACTGGTTGGCTCGTCCCATATCTCCTGTGAGCAGTCGACACCGCAACGGCTCAGTATCAAGCTGGAGAGGCCTATCTGACCGGCAAGCCGGAGCCGCTGGCTCTCACCACCTGACCAGGCTTCCCAAGGGACATTGCCCTCCACGTGCGGCGCATCTATCAGCATCGTGAAGCCGCGGGTGACACCGCCGCTGGTGTTTTCACGTTCAACGTCGAATGTGACGGTCCAGTCCGGCAGCCCAAGCTGAATCAGCGAGTTGTTGACACGGACCTCGAGTTCTGCCAGCGCCGCCTCGATGAGATAGAGTCTGACCTGCTTGAACTCCGAAGCCCAGAAGGTCGAGGCTTTGTGCTCGTGCTCCACACCCGCATGGTTCGCTCTGGCATCAACCAGCGCAATGTCTGCACGGCGGATACGATCGTTGAGCGCCGCGATCTGCTCTTTGTGGGGGTCGACTTGCGCTTTCATCTCCTCCAGGTTGCTTGTCAAGACAGCGGCCTCACGTTGCGACCCGACCTGCTTGGCGTGGACCTGGTTGACCTGCTCCTCCAGGTTATTGTAGCTCTTGCTCAGCAGCCTGACACGCTCAGCCAAGTCTGCCAACTCACCTGCAATCTCCTTCCGCTGCCGGGTCAGCTTAGCATACTCGCCTTCAGTAGCAGCCGTTATCTGCCTCTGGATATCTGCTTGGGCCGTCTCGATCCTCTGCCTTTCAGCGGTCAGATGTGCCTTGGTGATTGCCTGCTTGCAGATAGGACACCTGTCCGACAGCTTCAGCAGCCGTGCCAGGTCAGTTTCGTATGCTTTGATGGTGCCCCGAAGCGTCATAATCGACGAGTTGACCTGCAGCAGCTGGGCCTCGATCTCATCCTGGGTCTTCTCGAGAGTATCCATCTGCGCCTCGACAGCGGTAAACTGAGCTCCGACTTTGCTCTTCTCCTCTTCGAGCAGCTGGCGCTCGCGAGAATAATGGCGCTCAGCATTGTTCGCAACCTCCAGTTTCTTCTCAGCTTCCGCGACCCGTGTCGCTAGCGTCTGCTGGAACGCTTTGCTGGCTGCTGCTATCTGAGCCAGCAGCGCGGCGTTCTCAGCCTTTGATGCTTCCAGCCCAGCTATCGCATTGGATATTTCGTCAACCTCCTTACGCGCCAGCTCTGAAAGCCGCTTCGCCTTCTCGCTGTATTTCATCCAAACACCCAGGTCAAGGATGTCAGTGAACAGCGCTTGCTTAGCGGCTGGGGCGGTATCAAGGAAGAATTCATTGAACTGCCCGAAGAGGACTGCGTTCAGGAAGCAGACGAAGTTCAGCCCGATGAACTCCTCCAGCTGATCCTGCGCAGTCTCAGCACCGTCCAGCGTGAGGCTATTGGGCTTCCACGTCCGGACTACCGTATGGTCAGCACCGTGGTGGCTGAGGAGCAGCGTCACCTGACATACATCTGAAGACGTCCATGACCCTACCGCTGTTGCCCGCAAACCGCGAGCGGTCTTTCCATAGAGCACCCAAACAAGTGCATCCCATATGGAGCTCTTACCTGCTCCGTTCGCACCCAGGGCGGTTTCGACCGCGTTGCGACCAGTTACGAAGTTGAACCCCAACTTTTGGCTGAACCAGAATGTCGCTGGGCTGTTGAACGACTTGAAGCCCTGAATTGTCAGCTGCTTGAAATTCACCTGGTCAGCTCCTTTCTGTCTTCACAAGGGCAAGGCCGACCTCTTTCAGCTCATCCCCGAGCGAGAAGGCCTTGCAGTAATCGGTGAGTATCTCGGTTCTCGTCCGTGAGGTGCTTGCTGTCGGAACCTCACCCAGCTTGAGACGACGGCGCAGTTTCTTCTCCACCACAGACACACCGCAGACAACGACACCAGACGCGTCCAGCACTTTGCGGGCAGCTGCGCGGTGCTCATCCCAGTGAATGAACTCGGCCCGCGGCAGCGCCAGTTCGACACGGACTTGATCTCCTTCGTGGAGTGCCGCCTTCTGCAGCTGGTCAATACTGCTGACCTTCAGCATGCGCTTGGCGAGCGACGGGACGGGCACCACCTCGACTGTTGACTTGTGCGGGCCAGTGAAGGTCTCAACCACAATGGAATGCTCGTGCGGTGTTTCAGTGAAGATGGTCGGGTAAGGTGAGCCGACATACCGGACCTTGCCGACCTCCTGGGGAACGTGCAAGTGACCCGACCAGACCTGACGCATCCCCGCCACGACCTTTGGGTCAATCCCCTCCATCTCATGCCCGTTCTCCGCGACACCGCCCTGGAATGAAGCGTGCGTCAGCAGTGTCGTATGCTTGAGATCAAACTCCGCCACCTGCTCATGCATCTGCTTGCCGTGAGGCCATACCACGAAGTGCTCGTGCTCATAATTGATATGCCGAAACTCGGTATAGAACGAGATCGTATCGCTGAGAGACAAGAACTTGAAGAAGGGGTTGTCTGGGTCAGCGTAATCGTGATTCCCTTTCACGATGAACACTGGGGCGGAAGCTGCCAGCTCAGTCAGCGCCCTTACTACCCGGGAGACGAAGGCGCCGGCGTGGCGGTCGTGCTCTTCGGTCAGGTCGCCCAGAATCCAGATCTCGTCGACCCGCCGCTTCTTCGCTTCCTTGGCTATCCACTGGACTGCCTGAAAGCGGTATTGATCCAGCGGCTTCGATGTCAGATGCAGGTCCGCTGTGTATAATAGTTTCATATGGTCTCCTTTCTAACGCCTCTTCCAAATCAAATATATGCAGCTTCCGGTCTGGCGCCACCAACCTTGATGAGACAAACGGTGCAAACAGGGTGGTGCCAACATCGTCCAGCATCAACAGAACCGGCCATCTGTTCTGCTTGGCGATCAGCCACGGCAGCTTGCCTTCTGCGGCAGCGTCTTGACGCAGCTTATTCCAGATAGGGCCCAAGGTGCCCACACGCTTCTCGCCCCAGAGCAAGTGGCGCATGCCTAGATCCCTGTAGGCCTTACACTCGATCATGAAGGTATCTGTAAGCCAGAAGCCCTCAGGCCGGATAGAAGAGAGATCACCGCTCTGGGCGTGACGGTCACCGGTGCCGCCTTTCAGCGTAGCCCGACCGCCTGACATCGCGCTGCGCCAGAAAACATCGTCACGCTCCCCTTTGGTTACCCAAGCCGAGAGCCGCCGGCATGCCCAGCGCTCGAACTCACCGCCCTTCTCATTGCCCTTCACCATACTTGAGCCTTTTTGGGAGGAAGCTGTCCTCGATCTCATACCAGGCCTTCACTACAGCCTCCGCGAGTAGCGTGCGGACCTGATCGAACTCATGCGCCTCGATCAAGCCGAGGCCTTTCTTGAACGTCTTGTAGTCGAGGTCTGTCACCTCTTCGAGCCGCTTGACATCCTGCAGCCAGTCGGTGCACGCCGCGACGTCGTCGATGCCGTAGCCGAAGATAATAGGGAACTCGCAGTCCCTGTAGGGGAGGCCGACTTTGTTCTTATCGCAGCGTGCCCTGACGTTTATCCCGATCTTACGTTCAATGCCGCTGCGCTGGCGTGTGATATAACCCAGGTGGGCCAGCCATAACACCTGGGAGGCGTAGAAGTCGAGCGCCTTACCGCCTGATCGTGTAACGCTACGGCCGAACGTAACGCCGATGTTCTCACGCACCTGGGAAATGATCATCACGCAGAAGCGCTTCTGGCTGCACCGCTTGTTCAGCCGCCTGAACAGCTGGCTCATCTTCTTCGCCTTTTCAGCACCGTAAGTGCCCTCATCGATTCCCCGCTTCAGCTCTGCACGATCAGACAAGGCATCCAGCGAATCCTGAATGTAGAGCCCCGGAGTGTCGTCAGGGTGCTCATCGGTCCTCTTTGTCAGGTCCTCAAACAGGTCCTCGACTGTGAAGCACTCAACAAACTCGACACGATCAAGCGGGAGGCCTAACGCACGCGCGTAGTCTTTGTCGAATGCAGCTTCAGCCTCGCAATACCAGATCTTCCCGGTGGGATACTGCTTGGCAAAGTTGGCGCAGGCCTCGATCGCAAGGAGGGTCTTCCCCGTGCTCTTGTCGCCGACGATGTTGGCGATACGGCCCAGAGGCCACCCACCTCCCAGGACGCAGTCTAGCGTTGCGCATCCTGATGAGATGCACTCGATTTTAGTGGGGGCGGAGAAATAGGCCCCGCCCCCGTCGTCTACCTCGGATGCGATCTTCTTACGTTGCATCACTCACCCATGCGCTCTTTGAGCCGCTGCCGGATCCGATCTGCGATACTGCCGCTCGCCGCCTTAGGGGCGGGCGCGTCGTCATCGTCGTCGTCTGGGACCTCCTTGGTCTTCTCCTTCTCGTCGCCCGTGAGCCTACGCCGAGCGTTCTTGCGCTCCATCTTCTCCTTCGGTTTCTCCTCTTCCTTCGGCTTCTCGTCCGCATCGAAAGGCGGCTCGTCGTCTGCGGCAGCCGGCGCTGGCTTCTTTTCATCGTCAGCACCGTTGAAGACCTCCGAAATCCGCTCATAAGAGAAGAACTGGAACGTGGTGGGGATCGGGTTCTCCAGAATAAAGTCGAGCCACTCGTCCACCGTGTCGGGATCGTCCGCCAGGGTGGTCGACTTCCGAGCAACCTGGATGCCGACGTATTTGGTTTTGATGCCGGCGCCGTCGCGGCTGAACTCGATGTCATACCCATCGACTGGATCATCCACGTTCAGGATCTCACCGCTCCGCTTGTCAAGAGAGAGCTTGGAGATATCCCTGTCGATTGTCCACGGGGCTGCGTAGAGGATGGGGCCGTCGCTCTCGTTGTCTCTGTCAATGATCCAGTAGACAACTCGCTTGGTCGGAGCCAGGTCGCTGGCATAGTCAGCGTCACCGGCTTTCTCGGCGCGGCGGCGCTCTTCGCAGACCGGGCAGGGTTCGTTCTTCATCTTTGATGCGCACAGATACGAGCCCTTGCCGTCGCTCCCGATCCCATAGTGGACGTAGATGTCGAACCCGAAATGCTCCGGGTCGTCCCATGTCGGCGGCAGGATCCGGAGGCGCCGGTCGCCGGTCTTCGGGGTCCAGGACGTAAACTGATCGTGGAAGATGGGATCAAACAGACCAGCGCTCTGTTCGGCCCTCTTCTTCACGGAGTCTTTCGTCCGGCCTTTATACACGAATTTCTTCGCCATCAGGTGTTTCCTTTCTTCGCTTCAGCAGCGCCTTCAGAGAGTAGATCTTGGCGTCGAAGAACGCCTTCGACGCGGCATAGGTAAAACAGTAGACCACCACGGGTCCAACGACTATCGCAAGCACGATTGTCAGCATTCCTCACTCCTTCTGGTTTGCGGCGTTACGGATCTTCTTCCGCAACACCGTGTTCTGCCTCTCCTCCATTGACTTGGCGTCGCCCGCCAAAGCTCGCTGGCGCTCGCTGGCGTTTACAGCGTCAGTGGCGCCGTAATACCCTGCGACATAGAGGGCCGCGAGATCCTTTAGCACGTAGGAGCGCTGCATGGTTGCGTCTTTGGCGGCGCCCCAAACCTCGGCGTTGTTCTTGGCTGTCAGGTAAGCCTCCACGGCAGCCGTATGGCGCTCGTGCAAGAGCACCTTGGATGCGACCAGCGACTCCGTGACTTTCCCACCCGCCTCCTCCAGGTGGTGCCTGACGATAAGGCCGAGGTCAGCATCAGTCTTGTCCAGGTCTTGTTTGGCAGCGTCTCGTATAGAGATCGCCATAGCGTGCTGGTGCCCGACCTGATAGAAGAACATCGGCTGATTGATCAGCGCTTCGTCCAGTGCATCGGGGTCGATCTTCAGGAGGGCTTCTGCCTCTGTCAATGTCATCTGCATCGTCTTCTCTCCGGTGATAAATGGTAACCTACGGCACGAATAACTATATCACTCCGTTTCGTAGATCAGCTCACCGAGCGCCAAGAAGATCGGCGCTAGACCTTCTGACGTGTAGCAAGGCTTCGAGAACGCGCTCAGCACGCTGAGAGCTTTCACTGCGGCCTTATCGTCGTTCGCACCCAGGAGGATACTGTTGAAGTAGGCAACCACCATAAGCCTGATCGACTCAGCGTTCGTCTCTTTGAACGGCGCCATAAGCTTCATCGCTTTCGACCACGTCAGACCACCGCGCGCCAGTGCACGGGCCAGCTCGATTATATCAGCCCCGCCTTCCTCTACTACCCGCAGCAGCGCTGCTGCTTCCTGGGTCGTCTTGCACCCGCAGCATTTCGATAGGTTAGTCAAGGCCGTCCGCGGGCTGCCGTTGCTCTGCCTTGCGATCAGGTAAAGAACATCGTCGCTCGCCCCCAGCGTATCAACATCATTCACTGCCTTGAGGAGGTCGTGTATCAGGTCGACCTTGACCGGCCTGAGGTCGTAGCACGCGCACCTCGATTTAATAGTGGCGGGGATCTTCCCGGGGTCGGTCGTGCAGAATATCCAGTAGGAGCCCTTGGGAGGTTCCTCGACCGCTTTGAGCAGCGACTGCCACGCAGCTTTGCTGAGGGCGTGTGCCTCATCCACGATCAAGACGCGGCTATGCCCGCCCAGAGGTGAGAACTGAAGCATCTCAGTGATCGCCCGCATAGCATCGACACCGGTATGCGTCGCTGCGTCAATCTCGGTAGGGTTGATGCAGTTGACGGCATCAGCGATTACCCGAGCGATCGTGGTCTTGCCGACACCGGCAGGGCCTGAGAAGATGAAAGCGCGTGACGTCTGCTTCTTCAGAACGCCGCGGATGGAGGCGACAACAGCATCGTGGCCTATGATCTCGTCAAACGTCGCTGGGCGGAACTTGGAGTGGAGGTCGGTCATGAGTTATCCTTTCATTTACCTATATCTCGTCAGAGAAGAATTCGCCCACCTTGTCCATCTCATACCAGTTGCGTCCGAGCTCTACCTCTACGGAAAGCGGCACCGTTACCCAAGAATAGGAGGGGCGCAACATCTCGATCACTATCTCCTCAACTGCGGTGTCAACCAGCTGATCAGGCACGTAGAACCCCATCTCGTCGTGGACGCTGAGGACGGGCTGCAAGTATATCTTGCCTTCGTTGCACGCCTTCTCTGACAAACGAGCGGTCCCATCATTCAGCACGTCTGAAGCCGTCCCTTGGATGGGGGTATTGTAGATCATAGTGTCGTCAAGAGGTGCGTGCCTCCGGCGTCCGCTCAGGCACGTGACGTAGCCCTTTTGGGCGTAGCTAACGAGCGTCGCGTTCTGCCATTTCTTCACGCCCGAGTATTCATCCCAGAACTCCTCATAGAGCGGCTGTAGTTTACGGACCGGAACCTCATGTCGGGCTTGGCTCGATAGCGCTGCGGCAACCGATTCGAGCACCGATCCATAGAAGATCGGGAAGGTCCAGGCGTTCTTCATCATCGTGCGCATCTTGCGGATGTCTTTGTCGAACGCTTTGTAGATAAACGGGAAGAGCTTGGCTACCTCCTCGGTCCAATACATGTGGATGTCGAAGCGCTCCCGGAGCGCCTTGAGGAGCGCCGGGTCCTGGCTAACCTCCACCATCATCCGATACTCGATCTGGCCATAGTCCGCGCACACAAGAACGTGACCAGGCGGTGCGCAGATCATCCCACGAATCTCTCGATGCTCGCGCTTAGGGAAGTTCTGAACGTTCGGCTTATCGCTGCTCAAGCGTCCAGTCACCGTAAAGCACTGATTATAGGATGTATGAAGGCGACCGTCAGGGAAAAGGACTTTGCCGCCTTCCCGGAGCGGAGCTACGTAGGTCGAACGAAGCTTCCCTACAGATCGGTATTTCAGTATCTTCTCGCAGACCTCCCCACCGATCTCCTTGAGAACCGCCTTGTTCCCGGTGTAGCCTCCCAACTTCTTCCTGCCTGCGTCACAGTGCATCACGTCACGCAGCAACACCACAACCGAGTCGTCAGTGACTTTGAAAGGACCGAATTGCTTCTCGTAAGCCTGAACCTCAGGCTGCTCCTTCAGTGCCGCCTTGATCTCCTTCGTCTGCTCGCCCAAGCTCTTGTAAAAGAACTCGACCCTCTCTTGGTCGACGTAGAGGCCGCGCTGCTGGGCCAAGACGAGCGCAGGCACGCGGCGTAGGTGCTCCTGGTAAACGCCAACCAAGTCGTTGCGCTCCAAGCGCTCGCGCAGACGCTGGGCCAGCTTGTATTCATACTTGACGTCGAGCGCGTTATACGAGAGGACCTGCGCGAGCCGTGTGCTCGCCAGCTTCGTCCTGTCCACATCACTGATAGCTTTGAGATGAAAGCCGAAATTCTCCAAGCAGCAGAAATCCAAGCTCATCCCACCCTTGCGCTCGTCTAGGATGTAGGCCATCAGCATCGTGTCTGCCCACTGCCCTTTTCGAAGCAGATCATTCCCGAGATAGTGGGCAGTCCACTCGCTCTCGAATGCGAGGTTATGAGCGATCTTGACACCTTCATAGTGAGATAAGAACTGACGGACGAGATGATGCACCTCCATCCGCTCTGCATCCGACCAAACCGACTCCGGATGATCTAGCGGAAAGGCCACTATCCGCTTATCGGTCCCGAATGCCAGCGTCAACAGTAATGAATCGCTGGCGTAGGGTTTGAGGTTACGTGTCTCGAAGTCAAAAGCGACTTCGGGCTCCTCCATCATCTCGTCAAGGAACGCTTTGACTTGTGAGATATCGTTATCTACGCAGACGACCCCGGTGTGCGCGTCGGCTGGGTCAACGACTTCCGGTGTTTCATCTGCTAAATCTGGGGAGAAGACGCGGCCAAGGTCGCGGGCGAAGACCTGCTCCAGTTTATTGTCTCTGCTGTGCAGGAGCGCGGCCGGATGCATAACCGGGAAGAACCAGCAGACGTGGCCTGCGATGTTGACAGGGACCTTACGGCCACGCCAGACCGTAATGCTGTTCTCGTCCAGTAGCCAGTTAAGCGGGAAGTTCCCGGCCCCAACAATCGCAACAGGTTGGGTCTCAGCGATATCTGTCATCACCGACACACGGCAAGCCTCTATCTCTTCGCGCTTTGGGTCTCGGTTGTTTGGCGGGCGGCAGCGGATGCAGTTATTCCAGCGCACCTCTGCCTCCCAGCCTTCAGGGATGTATTTACGCAGCTTCCGACCCGACTCTCCGACGAACTGCCGCCCCTTAGCATCTTCTGTTTTCCCTGGTGCCTCACCCAGGATATACACAAGCGGGTCGTGGCTGCCGGACGGCGGCATCTGAGGCGAATTCACGTCTGCGTCTTTCAGTGGGCAGGCATCGCATTCGTGGTCCCAATAGTAAGCGTAAGGGAACGCTTCTGGCGCCTTCGCCCCCGCCTGCTTGCGGCTGCTCCCGGAGCGCTGCCGGTTGACTTTCTTCTCCGTGCGCGTCTCGAAGAATCCCATTTTACTCTCCCGGGATAACCGTTGAAATCAGGTGCCTGAACGTTCCGTCTTCACTCTCGAGAATAAGCGCGGGCTTAGTCACTTTCATCTTTGTCACGAAAGGCAGCGCCCGCAAGATCAGCCGCGGCTCCACTTCCACCACCACCTTCTCTTCTTGCGTGAAAGGAATGGAGTCCTCGACCTCACCTACAGCGCCTTTGGTAAAGAGGTGCAGCCGCCCGTCACCTTTAATAGACAAAGTGGACGCGGTTTCGTTGCTGGCGGTGAAGACAACCCGTGCACGGTCCAGCGCCTTCGTCAGTCTGTTCTGTGAAACAACCTGGAGATCGTCACAATCGTGCGCCAGCAGGACTGTAGCAAACATCTCCGGATTAGCGCCTGCGATCGTCCTAGCGAACAGCCTCAAACCATCTGCAAACACCACCTGCATCGACTCGTCTGACAGCAGGACGCGCTCACAGCTTGAAACTATACCGCTAAGCACCGCACAGAAGGACGCTTGCAGAATCACCGCGACACCATCCAGCCCTTCTGGGATCTTCTGGTCAAGGACGACGGTTGCGACTGAGACATTATCGCTGGAGTAGAGCACCAAGCAGTCCTTACGGAGCTCCCACGTAACCCCGAAACGTGCCGTGGCGGACGGGTCCACACCAACTGAGGTCAGCGCTTGTTTCAGCGCGAGGGGAAGCTGCTTGGTGACTGGGAGCGGAATGTAGTCATCTTCTCCCGGCATCGTGAACGTGAACTCAGCGAGAGGCCTCAACGGCAATCGCAGTTTGGCGCGGCCCAGCTTGAATACGACCTCAGTATTGCTGGTCTGCTCCACGTGGACGTCGCGAGCATTCGACGCCCGCAGAAAGCGTAGCAGCGCCGTCCCGCGGACACCGCCCTGGATATCCAGATCGCAGGGTGCTTGCATACCGATCTGGTCGTTATACGCCAAGACGGTCTTTCCATCAAACCTGAAGTCAGCGAAAGCTGGGATGAACTCGGGATTCCCCAGAGCGGGGTCAAACGTCGCCAGAAGGTCGAGCATCTCCTTGCGTAGCATCAATTGATCCTTTCGGTTGGTAATCGCGCAGTTGGCCCTCGGTCACGAATTTCTCAAGGCTCAGATCGTGACCGTCGTTGATGAGCGCGTGGTAGGAAAGCAGCCGGTTCCGCACGCCCTCGATGTTCAGTGCTTCACTATGCTGCGGGGTGGTATTGACTGCGAAGAAGATCTTCATGTGAAGAAGCCCCCGTTCTTGGCGACACGGAACGGCCGCGGCTTATACGTCTTCTCGACGTGGAGGAAGAACCGACAGGCCAGCCGCTGTCGCTCATAAGGTGAGGTTCGTAGAACATCGAGGCTGAACCCCTCATGCTCGAAGTAGCGGAGAATATACTCTTGCTGCTGTGCACCGATCAGGTCGATATGCCGAGATCGCTTCAGCTCAGTCAACGGCGGGCGGTCACTGACTGCCACGCACTCCGGTGACCGCGTGAAATCATATCCATCCTTGCCCCAGGCCGGGACCAGCGCGTAACCATACCCGCCATATCTGACCCACGACATCGAATCAACCGAATACCACGGGTATCGAAACAGCAGCGATACTGTCGTCACTCCGAACCCGTGCGTCTTGATGCAAGGGTAACCGTCATTCTCTTTGCACAGGAACGTGAAAACGTCGTCCAGCCAAACTGCACGCTGGGCTGGCGTCTTGTCGTTTGCTGGTGAGATCCCGATGTAGTCGTGGCCGGTAGCAATCATCTTCTCCAGCCAAGACAGCCGCTCCCCTTGGTGGTAAACGGGCATCGGCTTGAGGCCTCTTGCCTCCATATGCAGCAGGTTTTTCCAACCTTCCGCTGCCGCCAACTCGACCTGATCAGGCGAAGGCTTCTGGAAGGGCTTACCTGGGATCACGTCCAGGTTCACGTAGGCGAAGAGGAGGTGCTCACGGGCTTTGACATATTCGCAGTAAGCGTCTATGTCGATCTGGCCTCCCCGGTTCCACGCGGAGAACGCACCGCTGTCGAGGATGAGGTCAACTTTGCGCTGCATTGTCAAAGCCTTCCTCAGTGCAGTAGAACGCCTGCGGTGTGATCGAAATACCGCCCCTGGGGAAGAACTCGCCCCGCACCTCCATCATCTGCGGATCCAGAAGCGCAACAAGGTCGCTCAAGATCCGATGAATGCAGGCTTCGTGGAACTCACCGTGGTTCCGGAAGCCCATCAGGTAGAGCTTCAGCGACTTGCTCTCGACACACCAGTTATGTGGGAGGTAGTCAATGAAGATCTTGGCGAAGTCGGGCTGGCCCGTTACCGGGCACAAACTCGTGAACTCAGGCGCTTCAATATGGATGACCATATTGCTCGTAGGGACACCATGTCCTTCTGTAGACTTATGCGGGTTCTTGAAGCGCTCGAGAACCTGACTGTCAGGGCGGTCGAATTGATACAGCTTACGGTTGGAGGCGCTCTGCCCGAGTGCCTTGAGGTCATTTTCCATCGGGGCTCCTTCAGCGGGTCAGTGAGAGAAACTCCTCTCGGGTGCGGGGATCATCACGCATGTCGCCCAACAGGGCTGACGTCGTGGTGGACGTTCCGGCAGTCCGGACACCGCGGCTCTCCATACAAAGATGCCGGCACTTCAGCACAACACCGACGCCGACTGGAGTGAGCTCCTCGAAAAGCGTCGTGGCTATCTGCGTTGTCAGGCGCTCCTGAACTTGGAGGCGCCGTGCGAATACGTCGACAAGGCGGCTCAGCTTGGACAAGCCAACGATCCTCCCTTGTGGGATATACCCAATATGGGCCACGCCGAAGAAAGGCGCACAATGGTGCTCACAATGGCTCCAAACGGGTATATCACGCTGGACTATCATCTGGTCGTAGCCCTCACCGCCGTCCTCGAAGACCTTGAAGATTTCCCGCGGGTCTTGGCTGTAACCGCTGGTCCAGAATTGCCACGCCTTCAAGAAGCGCGCTGGTGTCTCGAGCAAACCTTCCCGCCGGGGGTCTTCCCCAACGAACTCCAGCAGCCGAACAGGGATGTCTTCTGCTGAGCCATCACGGTCTGAGCGCTCCCAAGGGAAGCTCACCCAGGGATCACCCGGTTGCTTCTCAACCAGCGCGTAGAACGGGCGCTCGGTGTTGAAGGATGTATCCAGCCAGAAATCGCGAGTCCGGCCGGAATCGATGATGTCGTCGATGATAAAGCTGGCGGTGGCGGCGTCATCGACTACACGACACCCTGGGCCCAGGTGGTGGGCCACAGCATACGCTGCAGGAATCCCACCCCTGGGCACCCCGAACAGATTGCAGCTGGTGAACGGCATTATCTGATCAGCCCGGATGCGCTGTGCAACGCTCTGCGCCAGCTGGTCAACATCAGCCAACGTCAGGTGACGCATCGTCATCAGTTACCTCCCTCTTCGCCAGCTGCGGCTGCGGCTTCAGCTTCGACCGGCTTCCGGGCCAGATCGTTCACGCGGGTGATCAACGGATCCTTGACGCCAGCTTCACTGAAGCCCCGCGCACGGATCAGGCATGCGTGGCACTGGCCGCATGGCGGGAAGACACCTTGGTAGCAGGTGTGGGAAAATGCGAGACCCGCCATACAGCCAGGCAGGTCCTGTGCCACCCGCACCGTCTGCGCTTTGGTGAGTTTGAGCAGTGGCGCTACGATGTCGATCGCCTCAACAGTGTCACCAAGACCGAGGTTAAGCGCCTTCTGCATCTGGCGCAGGAACATATCGCGGCAGTCCGGATAACCACCGAAGTCGGCCTGGCTAACACCGATCACCACATAGTGGTAACCACGGGACGCTGCGCGGTTCGCTGCGATTGACAAGAACAGCGCGTTCCTGCCGAGCACGAATGTTGGTTCCGGTTCGCGCTCCTTCGGGAGGTGATGATAGTTCTCGTAAACGGGAACCGCCTCGGCGCTATTTACCAGTGGACTGGTGCCTTCGAATACATTACCCAGCTGAATGACCTCACGCTCGACACCGACTGCCTCTGCGATCTGCTGTCCGCAAGCCAGTTCGATCGCGTGTCGCTGCCCGTAGTCAAATGACAGCGCCAGGATCTTCTCTTTGGGGAAGCGCTCCAGCGCCCAGTAGAGGCACGTGGTCGAATCCTGACCACCCGAAAAGATTACGACTGCTCCATCTTCATCCATTCCAGATCTCCTTGGTTGCAACAGACTGAAAAGCATAAGGGTCAGGGGCACGTCCTTTTGCCTCCCGACCCTTAAACTATATCACGGCACTCATCGACCTCAGCCTTTGAGGCGCTTGATGACCTCCAGGGTTGTTCTCGTGTCGTAGAACATTGTCTCGAACGTGCTGGTGGCCAGGCTGAAACCCTCACCGAGCAGCGTATCGAAGACCTTCTGCTTGTCCCAGTCTTCGTGCAGCACCATCAGCTCCTTGAGGCGGACGGTGGAACCTTTCTTTTTCTTCGGCGCCGTCTTGGCAGTCTTCTTCGGTTCGACCTTGGGCTCGTCGGGGACTGTTGCAGCCTCCGCGGGTGCCTCCGGCTCGACATCCGGTTCCGCCGCTGCGGCTTTGGTTTTCGGCTTGCCGGCCTTCGGGAAGTCGAGAATATCGACCTTATCCTCCAGCGCCTGGACCGCATCATTGCTCCACTGCTGCGCAGCTTCGCTCAGTGCCGCCCACTCCTCTTCAGGCAGCTCGTTCACCGCTCTGAGAACCTTCGCCAAGAAGACTTGCTTCTTCTCGCCGACCTTCTTCTTCACACCCGTCTTCGCCAGGATTTCTTCAGCTACCGTCGCCATCATTCATCTCCTCTTTTCTCAGCGAAGCTCGTCGGGGTCTCCCAGACCCTCACACTAGCGAGCTTCATACCATCGAACGTGCAGCCGTCCTGCATACGTGCAAGAAGCTGCGAAAAGAACAATTCGGCCATCGCCTCAGCGGTTGGATTCGTGTCCATCTGGATCACCCGCTGTCCCGCTGCAACAAGGAGGGGCACAAGCGGGTCGCGCCTATAAAGGACTGTAACGTGATCCCACATCTCCACCTCATCTCGCAGCGCTGCTTTCAGGTCACCAAAATCGACGAGCATCGCCTCCGGTCCCCACGGAACTTTGCCGCTGACTGTCGCTTCGATCTTGTAGCGGTGGCCGTGCAGGAATTGACACTTCCCTGGGTAATCCAACAACCTGTGCGCTGCGTCAAATTCGATCATCGTCGTGACGTTCATCTTCTCTCCCCGTGCACCCAATTGAGAACCTTCCCGACCATATCCACCTCTGCTGGGTCTACACCGACCAGACGGCAAAGGCGTTCATTGTTGGTCTCACGTGTGCCGTTCGCGTGCCTAAAGTGCGGCTGGGGCTTCGTCGCTTCCAGCCCTGCGTTGATCCCGAGCGCCTCCAGCAGCGCTGTGATCTCTGTCGGCGCCGAGTCCAGGAGCAGTCGGGTCTCCAACTCATCTATATCGTCGGTGAGTTCGATCTGCTGTTCGACCTCGGTGTGCACCTCTGCGCGCCGGGTCCGCTGGTTCGCCAGCTCGTAGAAATGATTCCGCAGACACGTCTTGAACAACGACATGAAATGCTTTGGTTCAACGACAGTCGAATACCGGTCCGTGCACTTCAGGAAGTAGAAATAGGCGTCTTGGAGCAGATCATCGAACTCGTGCTCCAGCCCCAGCTTCCAGACGTTGCGGCTGATGTAGTTGACTGCCCAACCTTCGATCTCGCCCTTGAACTGTGGTCTGAATTTCAGCTTAGCGCGATTCATTCCTAAACCTCAGTGTGATGAAGGGGCGGGATGGCCCGCCCCTATTTCCCTCAGAGTTACACCAGCTCCAACGCCTTCGTCAGCGCCCTACGCTTCAGCGTGGCGCCGTCACCGAACCAGGCCTTGTCCAACCTGATGTCGTTGCTGCGAGCGCGGGCAGCGTGATCTTGGTAGAAGGTGACCGACTGCACCAGACCATAAGCGGTGCCCTTCGCGGCGGTCGAGGCGGCACCGGGAGCATTGGCCCGGATCTCCATCATCCGCTGCACCTGCCGGCCCTGCGCCTTCTCGCTGGTACCTTCAGCCTCCACCTTGCGGGCAGGATAGAACAGCTCCTTGAAGTAGTTCTCCGCCAGCGTGTCGTCCACCTCCCTCTTCGCCAGCTGCTCAAGAGCGGTGCAGAACTCCCGCCACTCCAGGTCGAGCCCCAGCTGCGCCTTGACCGCCTCTTCGTCGAATGTGGTCGTGTGGTAGACCTTGATCGCGTCGCGGGTATTGCCTAGGGCGGCGTGGAGGGTATTGCTGCAGACCACCCGGACGCTCGTCTGGATGGCGCAGGTCGGCAAGGTCACATCGTAAGAGGTCGCCAGCAGGAGGTAGCGGTTGATGACCTCCTGCTTTGTCATCTTGAACGCCTCCTTGTTCTTCGCCAGCGCCCAGATCTTGGCACCGCCGCGGAGCGCGCCTGCGGTCTCAATCTCGAAGTCGTGAAACTTACCGACCAGGTCCCGGAAGAACTCCAACACGGCACCCGGCTGAACAGCCTTGTAGCGATTGCTGACCACCGCCAGCGGCGCCTGCGTATCGCTGCGGAACAGAACATCCCGACCATCGAAGGTCTTCAGTTGAGAGGCCTTCTTGCCCGGCACCGCGAAGGTGACGGGCGCCTTCACCGCCTCCCATTCGAGGCCGGCTGCGACCTTCCACTCGTCGATGGTCGCGTCCACGGGCAGCTGGAAGCCGAGACCGTGCCAAGGGACCTCACCCGAATACGCTACGTTCGCCCGACGATTGCTGAGATCGATTTCTGCTGGCATAATTGACTCCTTTCTGAGTCTGGATGTTGGTAGTAGGCGCGACTGGGCCTACCGACTGTAGTATTATACAATACTTATCGTCAAAAGTCAAGCACTATTTTCGAAACGCTACCTATCAATCATCCGTGCAGCGACCAGAACCTCCGCCCAGTCTGTCTCGGCACCATCAGCGAGCACCGCCGCCTGCCTGCACTGGGTGATGCGCGTAAGCGAGCTTTCAGCGGCAAGCACCGAACTGCGCAGGACAGTGCCGTCCGCTTCCTCTACTTGCAGCCTGAGGAACCCGTCCATCGCCCGAACCTCAACTTTCCGGCCTGTCGCGCTTCGCAAGATTACAGTATCCATCTTCATCAGACTTTGTCCTTTCTGGCCCGGGCAGGTCCTCCCCACCCGGGCCGTGTTGTGGGTTTCACTCGACGTCGAAGTATTCCATTACGACCCGCAGGAGCCGGTCGTAATCGCCGTCGGTTGCCTTCGTCCGGAACTCCACCCAACGCTCGTCCGTCCACCCCGCCTCCTTTGCTGCGCGCTTGCAAGCGCCCAGGATGTAGAAGGCGTTCCCGACATTGCCAATCAGTTTGACTGCCGGCCTCAGCGGGCGCTGCTTCATCTCCATCGCCTGGATCTTTTCACGTTCTTCAGCATTCATCTTCGGTCTCCTCCGGCGTTTAGTGCGGGCGCCCGTGAGGGTGTATTACTTCTTCGCCGCGTCCGCCACCAGGTATCGCAGAATGCGGCCGCCCTTGTCCACGCTCTCAATGATGCTTTGCAGCGACCGCGATTCGCTGTCCGTGATCCCCAGTCGACTATCCACAAACGCCAAATCCTCCTTGAGCGCGTAGAGGTCGTCAAGCAGTTCGTCAAGCATTCGTGTTTTGTCCGCCTCGGTCATCATTCCTTCAATGCGTTTCATCTTCGGTCTCCTTTCTGTTCGGTGCCGGTAGGACCTTCCTACCCGACTGTTAGTATTATACGATACTTATCACCAAAAGTCAAGTAAAAACTTCGAAATTCGTGGAAATAAATTGTAAAAGATTGTAACGGCAGGAAACCGAGAAGCACCAATCCGGCGATTGAGTGGCGTTTACGGCGGTGAGCTGGCGATCCAGCCCGCCACGGAATATGCAAATATCGACCCCACGACCAGGTAAAATAATATCGCCCCGATGACTTTCGCAGCAGTTTTCACAGGTCTTCTGGCAGCCTCCGGCGTATGATCTTGGATGAACCTGGGTTGCGCACGCCCATCACCCGCTGGGTCTGCGCGGCTGTCATCGTGGCCAGCCGAGCCCAGTGGTTACGGCAGACGGGCTTGCCGAGATAAAACAGTTCGATGTCAGTGCTCTTGCACCCCGGATAACCGCACGTGGGTTGGTCAGACATAATTCGGTCTCCTTTCACTTAGCTATATCGCCAGTGCTGAGACCTGCTCAGGCGTCATCTCGCCCGGATCATGCGTGCCGGTAGGAAGGAACATAATTTCGGTGTTGTGGAAGCAGGCCGTCTGCGTCTGCAGCTCCATCGCTGCACTCATCGCATCGTCGTCAAGGAGGAACCTGACCTTCTCGTAATGCCTGCATAACCCCCACAGCATACCGAGTTGGTGCTTGGTGGCAGTCCGGCCGAACATGCAGGTCGCACGTGACCCCAGCTTCTTGAGGTGGAAATCAACCTTCAGCGCATCAAACGGGCCTTCGCAGACGTATAGGTAACGCCCACCCGAGTAGAGGTCATTTACATTATATAAGACCTGCTTGACACCTTTGTCTGGGTGGCTCAGGTATTTGATCGACGCTGACTTAGAAATAGCCCTCCCTGTCCACCCGAGCAAACCACACACCTCCCCATAGCGTATCGGTATCACGACCCGCCCGCTCCAGCGACCTGATCGGGCAAACCTGAGATCGTATTGCTCAACAAGCTGATCGACTTCCTCGAACCCACGCTCACGCAGATACAGCCAATAGCAGCGGCCACACTTGCGGTCGATCGACTGGAGGCTCGGATCCATATGGATATAGGTCGGTTCCCAGTTGGGTGCCTTGGCATCCTGGAGCAGCTCCTGGAGCAGCGTATCGAACCCGTCTGGCAGGTCTGCGCCCTTGACAATCGCCAGCGCTTCCGCCTCTGAACACCTGCGCAAGGCTTTCACCAAATAGATGACGTCGTTACCCCGATGACGGCCATTACGCCAGCAGCCCCACTGACCCGTCCGCAGATTCACACCCATATGGAAGCTGGGATCGTCCCTACAGAATGGACAGCGGATATTCACGTGATCGACCGCTACATTGGGCCCGGTCTCGATGTATTCAATCATCTCTGTCTTGAGGAACCTGACGACGTCAAACACTCACCTCTCCTTTCACCAGCTCATCAAACAGCTCCTTGCCTTCTTTCAAATAACGTAGCAGTTTGGCGTCTATGGTGTTGTCCACGACCAGGTCATAGTAGAACACCGTCCGGTCCTGCCCTATCCTGTGCACCCGTTTCTCAGCCTGCTGCCGGTTGATCAAGCTGACAGGTGACTCGTAGAAGATCACGTAACGAGCGCACTGCAGGTTGAGCGACTTCGCCCCTACCTGATCATTCACCACCAAGACTCGGCAGCCTTTGGTGTCGGTGAACTTCCGCACAGCCTTGCCAGGATCAGCCGTGCCGCCGTAGAGCTGCGAACAACCTATATGATTCTTCGTGAGCGTCTCTGCGATCTTATGACTCGAATGCGTGAACGTATGGAACACCACCACCTTCTCGTCGGGCCCGATCTCTCTGAGCAGCTCCAAGAGGGCTTCGATCTTCATGTTTGGCTCCAGGTCCGCAATCACCCTCTCATCATCGTCTGCCAGCGTGAGGAATCCGCTGCTGAGCTGGCGCATCCGAATAAAGGCATTCTTCATCTCCTGGAAATTCGTCGCAGCCCTCAGGTCTGCGATCATCTTGGCATAGTGGGCTTTCATCTCTGACGTGAAGGGAATCGATACCTGCGTGTAAACCTGCTCGGGGAGGTCGTGGCATTCGCTGGTGGCATAGTATAGGCTTCTGTGTGCCATGAAGCGTGCCATCCGATCTTCAGCACCGTGCTGTAGCTTGTATTCGTAGCCTCCCCAATAGTTCACCGTCTCGTTGAAGAACGCCTGACGAAAGACACCAAGCGTCTTCCCGAACGTCTCACCACCATCAGCTGCGCAGAACTGAGCCCAGAGGTCCTGGGGATCCCTGCCCATCGGTGTCCCAGTCAGCCCGTAACGATAAGGGACATCCTTAAAGTGTTTGGCGAGCTTAAACGGCAGCCCACGGTGATTCTTCAGCTCAGTCGATTCATCCCACACAACCATATCGTAGCGAGACGAGAGGTGCGCTGCCGTCTTGGCGTTCACCTGCATCTTGTTGACCTGCTTCTTCGGGTGCAGCACCTTATCGCAGCATAAATGCATCCAGCCCGCGTAGGTGATCACGTTTACGTCGCCGGTGCCGTCCTCGATCATCTGCCGCCGTGCCTCGGTATCCCCGTAGAGAGAAACCAAGTTGACATCAGGCCTGTGGATTGCTCCCTGCTGCTCCCATGACATCAGGTTCACAGTATTAGGCACCAACACAAGCATTCGGCGTGCAGCGCCACGCTGCTGGCGATAGCGGAACAGATCCAACACCAGCTTGCTCTTCCCTAAACCCATATCCAGGAAGAACAGAAACTGGGGTTCTATCAAGCCTACAAGAAAGCACGCCAGCTGGTGCTTGAAGGGCGGAGTGATGAACTCAGGTTCCGCCTCGAGAGCTGCGTCCATTACGTCCATCAGCTGATCGTCGTCCAGCTCCTTGATCGACCGGTAGTCCTCTAGGCTTTTCTCGCGGGCCAGAAATTCGCGGACTGCACTCTTCGAGATCATTCGTCGTCTCCATCGCCGTGCGCCTGCTCAGTCGAGAGCGTCTTCCAATACTTTGGCATCATCCGGACGGAGTCCAGACAGAACTGCCCAACCCCATAGTTCTGCGAAAGCAGGACGGTAAAGTGGTCTCGATCATTGCGTCCTTTCGCCACGAACAACCGGGCTAGACCCAACTCGCGCTCCTGCTGGGTCTGATTGAATGTCAAGAGGACGTCGGCCGTCATCCCTTTCGAGAAATCTTCGCTGGTGTGCTCGGCGGTAATCACCTTCGTGCCGAATCCAGCGCGGTTGCTCTGGGTAACGGCTGCTATACCTATATTGCGCTTCACACCGAGACCACGAAGTCCCTTGAAGATCGCCGACGTCGCGCCGCGGATGTTATTCGGATCAACAGTCATCAGGTCGGGATAGTCCACCAGCAGCAGGTCGGGTATGAAGCCTTTTGACATCTCTAGCGTATCGAGGTAGCCCTCAATCTGGCGTAACGTCAGATCTCCCGTTGGGAACTCCTTGATCACCAGCTTGCCTTTGACCTTGCTGAGCTTCTCTGTCAGCACGGCGCGGATGTCGGTGTCGTGGAAGCTGGGCCGGTCAGGCATCTCGACTGACTCCATCGAAACGAAGCGCCCCAGTTCGTCCTCCTCAAAAGCCTGCCTTACGAAGTCTTCCTTGCGCTTGGACACCGAAAACAGCGATTGAGTATAACGTTGCGCCAGTATCTGCTCGCTCACCTCTAAGGTGATGTGAACAACCTTCTGGTGTGTCAAGAGAGCCCATTTCGCCAGGTTGATCAACCACCAGGTCTTGCCAGAACCCATCAAGCCCATAAACAGGTGGAGCTCTTTACGCGCCGGTCCGAGGTCGCGATCGTCTAACTGACGCACGCCCGTCATAAACACCTCTCGGCTGTCTGGATCCAGGAAGCGCAGCATCCGTTTGACATCTGACAGCTCTAGACCCGGGTCGAAGATGTCAAAGTTCGATTTCATGGCTTCCTGCAGGACGCGCTCGGCTTCATCGAGGTCCTCTGTGGCGGGCTCCTTGAGTAGGTCTACTGCACGAATGATAGCCGATCTCAGCCGCTGCTGCCGTATAAACTCCGTGGCTCGCGACAGAATGTATTCGCCATTTATCTCGCCGCGAATCGCCTCCATGGATTCGTAAATCCTGAGGTAGATCTCCGCGGCGTCGCTGCGCTTCTGCTGCAACGTCTCGAGGATATCGAGCGTATGCTCGCCAGGCGCGTGGCCGAACCTCTGCCTGAACGCTACAGCCTCCGTGGCAAAGTCTCGGTAGAACGCATCGTAGCAGTTCGTAGGGACAAGATTGAAAATCACCTGGCCGGTTTCGCTGTCGAAGCAAAGGAGGGCCAATAGCGCCTCTTGAATGGCTGAGGTCAGTCGCTGTTCGTTCATAGTTGCCCTTTGATGATGACATTCAGTAGCCCGCTCTCGCGATAGCCCGGAAAAGCCAGATCGATGACTTGTGATGTGCGTGTCAAGGACGTCGCCAGCGCACGCGGCGAGACTGGAACACCGCGCTCCACCATATCGGTAATCAGCAGATCGCCTACCCGCAGATAGAGCTTATAGCGCTCTGCTCGGCGCTGCACCTGAAAATACTGGTTGATAAACGCATCCAGGTGCTCTGCGCCAGCCTTGAAGGTTGAAAACCACGACTGCTTCTTGAGCAGCGAATATGGCGGGGACGTAATACCCCGGCGCTTGAGGGCTTCTTCCATCCAGCGGTAGACCACAACGAGATCGTCAGGCTTGCGGTAGTCCTCAAGCCGGTGGTCTACAAGCTCACGCAGTTTTAACAGATCGGCGCGTGACATCCGCGTCAGATCAGGATAGGTAAAGTCGCTTCCCATGCTGTTTAGCCCAGATAGCAATCTTCGCTCGGTCATATCGGATCGTATCGCGGCCCTCGCCCTTGATGAGAACATAAGGGAGCCGCTCATGCTTACGCCAGAGCGCGATGGTTTGCTTGGAGCGCCTGAACATACGGGCTACGTCGCCCTCATTCAGAAGCTCGATAGTCGTAAATTGCTGGTCCATACATAAACCTCCAGTTTCACATAACTATATCACGCGGCCTACCATTACAGTATAACACAAACAAGGCCGGCAGTCAAGCATAATTTTCAACCTCTTAGCGACATGATATAGTTATGCAAACCAGTCTCAAGAAACCTTTCGCGCTCCTACAACGCATATGACGCACGAAGACGAAAGCGCGAAGGACAGGGGATGCGGTGTTTACCGAGTGCACCGTGAGACCCACCAGGCAAGGCACCTGGAGCGCGACCTACAATACCAATCCGGGCTACGTCCTACCCTGACGACCCGGTCCCCGATCAGTGCTTCAGTTCGAGCCTGGTAGCTGACCGATAGATTATCTGCTGTTGGTGTTCAACAGCGCTATCGGCTCAGTTCAATGCCACGATCGAGGCTATTAGGTTAAGAAGACCTGGTTAGCCCAGATCGGGGATAATGGGACTCGGTATTGAGTCAAGGAGAAGACCAGTGGCTTTAGACGTAGAAGACGGCGCAGATCAGCTATTCAGCGTGAACGAGATCTTCGTTTCGATCCAAGGGGAAGGCCCTAGTGCCGGTATGCCGGCAATCTTCATCAGACTGGCAGGCTGCAACCTGAACTGCCCGTTCTGCGACACCAAACATGATGTCAGGATGACCCTGACAACCCAGGAGATCGTCAAAGCAGTCAAGTGCTTCAAGAACCAGCCTCAGCTGTTGGTCATTACGGGAGGTGAGCCTTTCCTGCAGCCGATCAACCTGCTGGTGGATGCGCTGGTCGACAACTACCAGATCGAGATCGAAACGAACGGCACCAATTTCGGCTTGTGGGGACGCGAGTGGAATCGGGAGGCGCGCATCAATGTTTCGCCCAAAACTGAGACGCTCGCCCCACCGATCTACCATCTGGCGACCGCCTTCAAGTATATCATCTGCACCAGGACCAAACTGAGCATGGATGGCCTTCCGCATGGCTTGGCGCGGCCGCCTGCGGGGCTGCCGATTTTCCTGCAGCCGATGGACGAGAAAGATCCAGTCAAGAACCAAGCGAACGGTGCTCTCTGCGCAACGCTCTGCATCCAGCACGGGTATTACTTGTCATTACAGTTGCACAAGATAGTGAATATCAAGTAGCTGGCTGAGAGCGCCAAGCAGCTGGCAGCGCTGCAACGCTAAGCGGGCGGGTAATGTATCCATACCAGCTTACTCCGCCGCCTTGTCACGCACAAACATCATGGCGTTGTCGACGACCCAGACGCAGCCTCGCGCACGGCAGTCTGCTTGGAACTTCGACGTAGCACCAGCGAGCAGCCGAAAGCCCCGACTCTCAAAGCGGGATATCCAGTAGTCTTTTGGCTGCTCGTTGACATGCCCAATACCGGTGTTGGGCACCAGCGCAGCTGGCGGGGCGGCAGTGAAGAAGACCAGCCCGTGCGCGTAGCAATGCGCGCAACAGAAGCGAACCAGATCATCAGCGTAGATGCTAGGGAGGTGCTCGGCAACCTCGATGCACGAGACCAGATCTGCAGCGTCAAAGCTGACCAACGTCTTATTGCCTTTGAGCACCTGGAACAGGTCCGCCTTGAGCACCGACATCCCCTCAGGGATACGCGCAAACGCAGACCTGCTGCCTTCAATACCGAGGGTGGGAATCCCTTTGTCATGAAACCAAGAGGTCAGGTAGCATGCTCCACAGCCGACGTCGATGACACTCTCGAATCGGAAGTGCTCGAAGAGCCATTGGGCGAAATACCCGTAAATGACTCGATACTTCTCGCGGTTGGCGTAGAAGGTATCGTCATACATCTTACTTAGCGCGCTCGATTCGGGTGATTGCATACGGGACCTCTTTCAGCCAGATTTCAGCGTAATAACCGGAGTCTTCTATATCTTGCTCGAGATAACCGAGTTCGATCTTCTGGATGTAAGTCTCGGGGTGATCCATTGCCAGTTGGCGCCAGTTGGTCGTGTCAATTTCGGGGTTCTGTGTCTCAGGATCTGCGTTGATGGTGGGGCAGTCGGTTTGGCACCGAAAACGCTTGCCGTGGTAGCGCACGATGTCTTCGGTTACGTATTGGTGGGTCGGATTCCAGACCGTGTAATAACCAATCCGCCACCAAAGCTCTGGTGCTTGGGGTGGAGGCATTCCGATCTGTGGTATATGGCTGACAATACAGCGATACGCGACTGGATATCCAGGGATCTCTTCATAGCAAACAATGTCACCATCCCACCAATCACCTGAATCCCAACCGAAATAGACTTGGTGGGTATGCCACGGATTGTCGGTATCGTGTTGCTTCTGCCAATACAAGGCTCCCGAAGCTCCTCCCGGTTTCGTGTCCGGATCTGCTGCGAGTGAATCCTGGAGTGCGCGGTAGCTACTGCCATTCGCATCAACAATCAGATCACCAGTATGGTATTGATAAACTTGTGTGTCGTCATGGTGATACTTACCTCCTGGTGGTAAGTAAACATACCATGTCCAGTGCTCAGGATCACCTTGCGGGCTGACTTCTGCCTCGCCCGCTCCGTATGCTTTGATACAGCGCCAGCGATAAGACTGATAAGGAAACTCCACCACATCGTCTACAGCATAGCCACTATAAAAACTCCACGCAGGTGTATTCCAACGATTAAACCCGAGAAGGAGCTTTTCAGAGGCAACATTCGGCTCACCGGGTATATGGCCGCTTTGATATGGCTCGTTAGTAGCTTCAATATCGATGAAAAACCCGTGGGTATATCCGCTTACAGTAGGTTGTTCGGCATCCTTTGTATACGCGACTATATAGTATGGAACGGAACCGCCTGTGGTTCCCCACACATAGACACCACGCTGGCTTAATACGATACGCTGTGCTGATTCTCCATGCTGCCCCATAGCCCCATATTCTGCTAAATCGCTTGTGTCAAACTTGTGGGTACGGCCGTAGGGCATCGCGACATTATACGTCCCTGTGATGAAGACAAAGGCTGTATCGTGATCAACGATAGCGTCGTTGATTGTAAAATAAAAGAGAAGATCACTCTCATGGAGCTGGTTTCCCTCATCATTGTAAGACCTGAGGCGTGCATAATCCATCCAACCTTCGTTGCCGACTGCCGAATACCCGACGATAGCGTTGGTGCTGAAGCAGACTACAACCTCTCCCACGGCGGGTTCATGATTGGCGGGCTGACCGAGATCTCGGGCCCAATGGAATGAACCATCGGTGTGATACTTTACCAGAGTGTGCCGCGCAACAGCACCTCGCGAAACAGCATACCGATAATTCACATAGAGTTGCATACCAGCCCAGATGGGGTTCACGAACTCAATAGCCAGCTCACCTGAGTAGTAATCGATCGTGGCAGATGCTACTTGAGCACCTACAAGCGCTCCCAACCCGTCGTCTCTGGCCAGCTCGGTGGTGCCTGTAACCACAACAGAACCCGCCTGCACCGGTGTGGTTAGCGCTGCAGTGAATATAGAGGTCTCGCCATCAGCAGTCGCAAACAAAGAGGTCTTTGGGAGATATTCTACCGGATCCTCCCCCAGCAGGACGTAGACCTGCCCAGCTGAATCTGTCGCAGCGTCGATGACGGTATTGTTGAAATACAGCGCCGCAGCGACACCTCCGTTTACACGGCGTGTGACCACACGGTCTGCTCTGATATCCAAGAATGACGGTAGTGCTGGATTATCTTGAAAGCCGTATCCCCGCTTCACGCGCAATCTGGGTGCTGAGCGCAAATGCGGGAGGCGTCGATACGCATCATCCTGCTCATCTGAGTAGCAGATAATGTCACTGCCCTGGGCTGTGATGAAATCAGGTGCTGCAATCTCAAAAGGTCGGAGCATTGTCATCGGTCAGTCTCAAAAGGTGCTAGCGCCAGGAGGCGGCTGTCAATTTCTGCAACCAGGATTCGGTCGCCTGGATCAAGAGCTGGGGCCAGTTTATACCACCGCGGCTCTTCGACACCCCAAATAGCGTGATCACTGGCCTTCAAGGTAAACTCGGCTCCACCGTCGATCGGACGGCAGGTCAGATAATCATCATTGTCTTCAGCTGAAACCTCGGGCTCAGCCAAAACCACAGCCATGTAAATACTGGGTTGTGGCTGCGCCACACGACCCAGAACACCGAGAGAGGTTTGGAAAAACGGGTTTCCACTGCTCTGTAGCATCTTGACGCGAGCGCGGATAATGTTTTCATCTTCAGCGCGTATCGGGTCACCTGGTTTTACGGGGTCAAGCATATCAAACACCTGGTATCAGCGCGTTGAGGTTTTCGCTGCGATACTGCTCATATTTCTCCTCGGTCTCAGTTGAGTAGATGAACTGATATTCTTGGGCCTCGGGCCTCCAGTAAGCATTCCACCCAAGCGCATCTTCGCCTTGCCAATTCGGCTTGTAGATGAAATGCAGCTCAATCTCAAACTGGAGCTCTTCGTCCGTGTTGATGGTCCTGCGGATGACAGGGGGCATGTAGAGCAGCGTCTGCGCTGGGAACACAAGACCGGTAAGGCCTTGTGTGCGGGGGCTAACTGCGGTTGTGTTGACCGCCCCCATATACCGCAGCATTTCGTCAGTGACCCGATCCTGCTCAAACAGCGTCACGATATACTCACAGCCGGGCATCAGCAGCCCCGGAGCCTGCTCTTTCGTCAGCGCGTCACCGTCAACACTCCCCCAGCGGAAGTTCTTCGGATCCAGTGTGATGAACTCCAGCGTGGGCTGTAGCAACTCAGTGAGTAAATCGGTCCCGATCTGCTCTTTCTTGTCGAACTCGTATTCGGCAGTCACGACCGCCTTTTCGTAAGAGGCGTCTGAACCCGAGCCCTCAAGCCGCGCGGCGTAGGGCACGATGCTGAGCCGCTTCGCCCGTGCTGAGATGAAAGTCGGGTAGGTGGTATTGAGCAGCGCATCCCGCACTGCTATGCGGTCAGACCAATTGCAGATAAAGCGCCGGGTGGCTTTGAAGCCCTCCTTGCTCTTCTCCTCCTCGGGCGACCCTTGCATTTCATAGTAATCAGCCATTTATACCTCAAGAGAATGCTGCGACGCCAACTCTGGTCTTGATGGCGTCGAGTGTCTTGTCCATTTTGGAGAGAACCTTGTTGGTCTCACCGGTTTCGTGTAGCTGCTTCTTGGCGACCTGCACACCCTCTTCTGCCACCTCGGTGTTCTCCTCCGTCGCCTTCACCTGAGGATCCATCTTGGCTGTAGAAATCCTCTTCCACATCTCAGCCAAACCAACGATCTCCGCCTGCAGCCCTTTATCTGCATCCATTCCCGGCATCTTAGGGAGCTCGGGGACTTTCAGTTCGATTTCTCCACCAACTTTATCCAGCTTGAACGCGTCTGACAGATCTGACATCAGCGTTCTGATCGACGCCATGCGCTCCAGATATTTCTTGTTGATCTTATTGCCAAGGGTATCTGTGAGCTGCCCGATTTCAAGCGCGAGTTGCTTCTCCAAATCAGTCATCTCACGCGCAGCGATCTCAGGTAGTTGCGCCACTGTCCACGTGAAGCCCTCCAAGAGACCGGTCCACATGAACGAACCTTTCTCACCGAACGAGACGACATAATCCCATGCTGCAGTAACGAAATTCTTCAGGTTCTCCCATAAGTTCTTCATGAAGATCCCGAAGGCCATCGTCAGGTCCATGAAGAGATCTTTCCAGTTCTGCTTGAACCAGGTCCAGATTGCTGGAATCTTGACAGTGAAGGTGTGCTTGAAGTCCTCAAACATAGAAACGACAGCGAACTGCATGAATTTCCAGATCACCAGCGCCGTGTCTTTCCAATTGCGAATAGCAACCTCCACCGCTGTGAATGCATAAATACCATTTCGCAGAATCTCGTTCGCCATCTTCGTGAATCCAGTAGACACACGCTCGATGGTGGTTATACCTTCACCTTGTATATATGCAAGGGCTGTGGCAATACCTGCAATTGCCGCGATCGCAAGCAGTGTAGGGCTCAGCAGCCCGGCAATAGCTATCTTCAGGGTCCAGACTGCAACAGTCACACCGAAGATCACCGCTTTGACTGCAACGAACGCACCTACCATCACAGCGGTGATCTGTAACGTGCTTTTCAACAAGATCAAGTGGCTCTGCATCCACGCGCGGATAGAACTGATAACTGCGCTGATTGCATTACGCACTCGATCGAGCATTGGCACCAGAATCGACGCGGCGCCGCGAACAGCCGCGTGAACAACAGGACCGATGCTTGAGAGTGTCTTCGTAACGGCACGGACCTTATCTCCTACAGCGAACTCTTTGTTTATTGTCAGACCGACATCTTTCATCATGCGGGTCATGGAGTCTTTGAGGTTGGTCATCGCCCCGGTTACCGTCTTGCTCTGGGCCTCCATGGCACCACCGAAACGCTCGGTCATACCGTGCAGAATAGCGCTGACACCTTGAGCAGCACTGATCTGCTTTGACTCCGCCTTTTTCATCGCTGTAGGCAGATCGGTGCCGATTGCGTCCGCGAGCATCTGCCACGCTGGAATGCCTGCTTCCGCGAGCTGCCGCATCTCCTCTGCGCTGACAGCACCTTTCGCTTGCATCTGACCCAGAGCACGGATCAACCGCGTCAACACGTCTTGCCCACCACCTAAAGCTGATGTTGCATCACCCATAGCTGTGAGGGTTGACAGCACGTCATCGGCAGCAAAGCCCATCGCGAGCATCATCTTGGTCGACTGCAGGATTGTCTGAATATCAAATGGTGTTCTGACAGCGAAGTCTTCGAGATCTCTGAGCATTCTCTTTGCTGCTTTGGCGCTACCCAATAACGTGCGGAAGGCGATCTCCGTTTGCTCAAATTGAGCGCCCAGTTTCATCGCGGAGGCAATACCGATACCACCAACCAAGGCGGAGATAGGCGCAAATAACCGCGTAGCCATTCTCGCGAACGTCTTCATCCTGCTGGTCGTTTCGCCCAGCGTGTTCCGGAGGTGGCTGGCGTTCCCTTTGAGGAGGACGGCTGCTGTTGCTATATTACCGAATGACATCTTGTCCTCTGCTGCGTGAGTATTGCATTGCCTCTTCCAAGGTGGCGAATTTCATCGTCTGCGCTTGCTCTTCGTTTTCAGGCATTAACGCCATCAGCTGCGTCGGCGTCATCTCTCCTATCTCAGTCGGCGTCAGGCCGCGGTAATACAACATTACATCGCGGATGACACTTCCCCAGTCGATGTCTCTGGTTGTTCGTGCCCCGCTTGTGGCGGGGCTGTCAAGTTTGGGACTTTGACCTCACCGATCGCCTGGGCGTTTAGCTTATTGAACGCAAGGAGCACCTGGGGGATCTCTTCGATCATGAGGCTCTGCTGCAGACTCACGAAATCCAGTTTAGGGTGGTTGGGATGCAGCCCCAACCAGATAAGCATCGAAATGCCCTCAAAGGAGGCCATAATCTGCTCAGTCTCATCTGAGATGAGCGTAATGGTTGCGGCCTCCTTTGCCGCCGCCGCGATGACCTTCCCGTGCTCATGCTGTGGGATGAGCTTTAGATGGTCGATGACACCACGCATAACGCGGCTCTGACACCACCTCTCAAATTCAGCCCACGAGTGCATATTCAGTGGCGAGAGCCGAAGCGTCTCACCATGGATCACCACCTCTTCAGGTGTTGCCAACATCTCAGACAGTTGCTTTGCCACCGTTAAATCTCCTTAACCTGCCCACCAGGACGTCAAGTCAGGCGTGACAATCTCGCCTGAGAGCAAGGACGCGCCTTCATATGCGAAGCCAGTGAACCCGGCGTTATACGTGAAGCCGATCAGTGCGCCGGTCTCCCGATTGACCTCGATGTCGGACATTTCGTGGAACATCATCCAACTCAGCAGCCAGAACTCGGTGTCGTTGATGTAGAGACGCAACGCCCGGATGCTGTTGGGAGGGAATATCCAAGCCTCACCAAGGGCGCTTTCGTAGACAGCGATCGAGAGTGTAACGTCCCAGTTGCCCGCCATACGCTTCGTCTCACCAGCAGTGCTGCTCGAGACGTAGGACTGATTGTCAGATGTCATTGTCAGCGTAACCGTCCGGACGTCAGGGATGTCATTAAACTGCGGGCTGGTAGCCGGTGCGGCATACTCAATCTTACAGCCGACAGACGACTCCGGTTCCGGATCAGTGAAGTCGGATGCAGACACAAACTGCCTCTCCAACGCGCCATTGGCGCTGAAGGTCGTCGTCGTGACTATCGGGCCGCCGCCCTCGATATCCCAGCGTATCTCGACTTGATCTACAATCGCAGGGCCGACTACACCCCAAGCGCCGGTTGCCTTCCCTGTGAACGTAAAGGACTCACCGGGCTTGAGAACGGGCTGCCCCCCAAATGTCTCGAACGAACCTGACCAATCCTTATTACCCGCCAGCCGCAATGCATTGCCTGCGGTGTTGGAGGCAATGACTTTCTGGACGTCAGCAGAAAGGCTGATCCTCCAGTTGCGCACGGTATGCACGCCGTCTATACAACCATAAATCCCGCTAGTTACACTCATCTCTATTCTCCTTGCAGATCAGCCGTGCTGAACCACATCTCGATTTCGCAAACCACCAATGTAGTCCAACCCTTAATGCCACGCATCAACTCGGTATCGGTAATGCCTTCTTGAACCTCAATCAGTTTACACGTCTTGACGAATTTCTTTCCAGCCCAGACCAGCTCAAGGAGGGTGCTGAGGCTTTTACTGAACGCCCGGTAGATCTCCCACTGGACTGGATATGTCACCTCAGTCACCCGCTGGTCACCAGAGGCCACTTGAATCGAAAAGCGCTTAGTGATCGAACTGCCGTTAGAGGTCCGTAGCAGATGGCACGCGCCACCCGCGGGTATAATACGAACCTCAGGCACGTCCTGGGATGCGACCTGGGTCTTGTTCGGGTCAGGATTGGTACCTGACAGCTTGATCCTGTTGCCTACAGGAACCAGATCAGTGAAACCCGCATGGTTCTCAAGGACGGCCCAGACAGCGTCATATACGGTGGATAGAGGATCGCTCATCCGCGCGCCTCCTTCCCGACTGCTTCAAGCATCAGAGCGGCCATTTTCATAACCAGCGGCGGCGGGGGTGCGACGATGATCTTGCGTTGAGGGAGCTTCGGGCTCCCAGCCTGGTGAAAAGAAGCGATGTCAGCGATCGTCGCACCCCCATTCGGGTGGAGATGTGGGCCGCCGATACCTACTACGACACCGTAAGGAACATCTTCCTGGAGCTGGCCCGGATAACCGAGATCAGGGCTCAGCGTCTTGTAGAGCGTGTTGGTATCTCTGAGGATAGAAACTTGGCCTCCGCCAGAAGCCACCGCGGCCTGGTAAGCCTTCTTCCCACGCTTGAATTTTCCACCTTTTCCGTGGCGTCGCGCAAGGATAGTAAGAGGGCTCAGCGGAGGCCAATCTCCGCCGCCTTTACTGTAGACATCATATCTCTCTTTAGCGAACGCACGATACAACCGAGCCCATTGCAGGAACGCGTTCCCAATGTGGCCGGTGTGCGCCTGTAACCCCTTCTCAATCTGCTTTGAGAGGTGGATCAGCGCCGAGAGATCAATGTTTACAGTAACCGCGACTTCCATCTGGTTTACTCTGTTCCGAGCAGAAGCAGCTGATACGTGGTTGTGGACGCAGCCGCGCAGATTTTGAGGCTCTTGCTGCCTGCTGCGACAGGGATACCGTCTGCGTCGTCGACACCGAATATAAGCCAGGCACCTGGCGGCAGTTTGATGACGTCGCTGGCATCGTTCAGTATGCCCAGCCACGCAGTGGCTGCGGCACCGCCGACCAGCAGGTTGTTGGTGTCGCCTGTGTTGACGATGATCGCCGCGTGCACCTGTGTGAGCACCGTCGCATCACCGAACTCATCATTGAAGCTCTGCAGGTCAATTGTCTCACCCGTGGTATCGAGCGATCCAGCTTTCTCCAGGATCTTATCGTAACGCGTGCCGGTCAAGGCGAATCCTTTGTTCACCGTGGCGGTCATCGAAAGGGTGCCGATCTCCGCAGCTTTCGTCTGCGTCCCTGTGATCTTCGCTTGAACTGATCCGCTAGCAGCCATCTGATCTCTCCTTAATCTTTTTCAACGATCTTAGGGTAGGTAATGCAAGTCGATACCGCATCAAGGCGGCGCTTGGATGCTTGGATCTCTGCAATCACCAGTAAAACCTGATCTTTATTCCATTTCAGGCGGTGAACAGCGCCGCCAGTTTCAGGGTTGTAATCAGCGATGCCGCGGCTCTCATACAGCCAAACACCGGCCATCTGCGCGCAGATGTTCGTGATCGTTACCGGTATCTCAGCGTTCGTATTCTGGATAGGGATAGTGTAACGACCGCCACGCAGCTTATCGTTAATCTCCGATGTGGCCCATTCTCGGGCTCTGTCAATCCGGTTGCTGATTTTGGTGGCGTCAGCGTCGGCGTCCAGATCTGCCCATTGCTTCACGTTCTCGACTCCGAAGACATCCTCGATGTCATCCCGCGTGCAGTAGTAGGTGAAATCACCCGCCGCCTCATCCATATAGAACGTGCTGCCGGCCATTAATCTGCCTCCACCGTAAACGCCTGCCCTTGGATCGACACGCGGTTCCTCTTGTAAGCCCAGAGGTAATAGGTAATTCCAGCCTCGAGGAGGAACTCGACTATGCCACTCTCGTTTGTAGTTTTGACACCCCTTACGGGCACTGCGTTCGCGTCTGCTATCCAGACACGGACACCGTCGACCGGAAAACCGGAATCTGGGTCAGCAATAGTGACCTTATAATTCACCGTGCCTGTCCCGCACATTATGAGCACCAGTGCGTCTATGACATCCGCGAGCGCGGAAACATCAGCTGCCGTGGACACGACGTCGCCGACGTCCAAGTTATCCAGATATCCTGCACGCAACGCGGTGAGTCTGTCGAGCAGCGTATCCACCTCCCCCGCATCGATGTCCTTGCCTGTCCCGCCACCCTCTAGCCTCATCCCGTTATAGTTTGTTCCGCCTGCAGTTGCATGAATACCAGTTCCACCAGCTCCGCCGACCGCCGACAGACCAGCTCCCACGCCA